CTCTGTTGCTGCCTGGGCCATCACAAGACCGTGCGCTGCCCACACCACCACGCACAGTAAGAGAAGCCGTGGCCACACTCAGCAGTCGTGACCAAGTGTTTCTACGTGACAATGCGCTGAACTACAAAAAAAGTCAACAGGCCATAGATGAACTGGTTGACCACAAGATTCTGGTAAGCAACGTGCCTATCAAACTACAAACCATGCTGGAAAAGAAACTGCTCACACGCAATTTTGACCAATCAGTTGAATGGTATAATCAGTGGGTAGAAAGTCGAGGCCTTGGTGAACCCTATACCGAACAACAGTTACTGGATCACAGTCGCCAGGAACTCAGGCGTTTTCACGACGTACCACTATTGGAACATGATTCTGATCAAACAAACACCGGGTCCAGATGTAATTGATTGATCCGTTGTTTGGTAATACCAGTGGCACGCCCTGTGATTTGCAGTGTGGGTCGCGGTGTGTGACTGGCATTGGCAGTGGCATGTGGAACGTTGGGCCAATCAAACCAGTGGAAGTCTCCGGCCTGCCAGTGTGTGTATTGATAGGTTCCATAGCAGTAAAACTGTCCGGGCTCCCAGTCTGCGAGCATCACAACAAATCTAAACACATCTTCAGCACGGTCTGCATATTCATACAGTTTGTCTATGTGTAGATTAAACATCTGTCCGGTGCGTTGTATGTGTATCTGACTACGACAATTTTCCATGCCAAAGTATTCAATCATGCGAGCAAACACAGGCACTTGATCCGGATAATCCATGCGATCAGTGAGCACTAGATCAGGATCGGCTCCCACTGACTCAAGGTCATAGAGCTCTTGAGCCAACATAGGACTCACACGAGACTGTCCTTGATAATTCTTGCGAGTGCTCCAGGTCACACTGTGAGTTTGTTGCAGCACCTGATCAAGTTCCTGAGACCAGTCGCCCACAAACCTGCCCATGAGATGTATGTAATCGCCTGCTTGATCGTATGTTGTGTTATCAAAATGATAGTTGCTGCGCTGTTTGCACCACTGCCAAGAACTTGAATCGTTAGACATTTCTTGCTCCCAGGACTTTTACTTCGATGTCATGATATTCATATACCTGCTTGTGCGAGGAAAGAGTGGGAGCCGAAATACCCAGAGCAGCACACAGCTCGATGTTGTTTTTGGGTTCAACACCAGGTTGCTGTCGCCATACCATGCTGATGTCACCATTTTGCTGTTCAATACGATGCGCCATCACACGCAGGTCTTTGTAGTATGCACTGTAGTCTGGATAGGTAATATCAAAATGTCCGCATTTTACCCACCAGCCCAGGCAGGCGTCATCGGAACGATGTACCATGATCACCGGCGAGTCAGGCCAGTGTGTGCGTAGATACGCTATGTTGTGTGCAAACACATGACTGCGAATAATTCTAACGCCTGTGCCTGAAAAAGGCCGATCAAATTCTGCCTCGCACTCCTTGCGAGTGTGTCCTTCAATGCGATCAAACCAGTCGCCAAATTCCATGCCAGGGTCAAAATAGCTGCCCAGATGCATCAAATCCATGTGTCCGTTGGCATCATGATAGTAGGTGCGGGCATGACTAAAATCCGAACGATCTATGTCACGGCTGTAGTAGATATTTTTTATTACCGAACTCCATTTACTACCCGGCGCACCTGTTACAAAAATATATTTCATTTCAAGCCCATTTGTGCTCTGATCGCAGTGCCGCTGATGCAATTAATATCATCATCAAATATTTCTTCTGCTGCGGTGTAGCCCACGTTGCGACCCCAGCCAATGTGTACGATGTTTGGCACCAGCTGAATTAGATATTGTCCTTGATACAGGGGATCTAGATCTCTGCGAATTCTTTCACGAACCTGTTCAAAACTAAATGGATTGGATCCCTGCCAGCCTTGTACATCTCGTATTTGAATTACCACCTGTCCGGTGCGTGTGATCAGCCTGTCAAACAGCGCACGATGTCCCTTATGCCAAGGTTGCCAACGTCCCAGCATCTGCACTGTTTCTCGGCGATAATCAAACGTAGGCCTACGACGTTGATCTAGTATGTGTTCACCTACAAACTCCACCCAACGTTCAGCATGCTGTTCTGTGATTCTAAAATCATATACTTCGGGAGGCACAAACGCACGATTGGTGTCCTCATAACGGCCTGCATCAATTGTATCAATCCACACAGTCCAGTCTGCTTTGAAGTTAGCACGCATTTCCGGCAGAGGCGCCACAAAATCACACAGGGCATAATCACCCGAGCATTTCATGGCAAATTCAAACATACGCAGACTCTGACGAATACGTCCATCACGGCTGAAATCCCAGTCATTGAATCTGCGACGTATTTCATCAGCGTTGAACCAGTCCACTTGCACACGATAATCACCTATGTAGTTTTCCATGCTCAAGGCTCTTGAGGGGTCAATATTGTTGATAGTACCATGATTCTCAAGATACTGTTTCAAGCGTTCTGCGAAATAGGTTTTACCTGCACCAGGTAGTCCCATGACCAATATGCGTTCTGCCATTTATTTCTCCTGTAGTTTGTCAAGCACACGATCCACAAATTTTCTGCGTCCGGCTTGTATGTGTTTGTCTAACCAGTGATCTATCACTGCTGCCACGTATTTTCTGTTGGGGTTGGCATCAATCATTTCAGTGCTGTGTTCTAGATCTATGGGGAATCTCAGTAACCGTGACAGGTACTGTAGATAGTTTGTGTGCCAAAGAAAAAAGGTTTCATTGCTGATAAAATGACATTCAAAGTTTTCCAGCAGCTCGGATTGATAGTATTCGATTGCAGAATACAGCGTGACCTCACCTCCCACACGTTCTTGTTGATAGGCATTGATATTTTTATCCCGACTCACTATGGCCACTACTACCTCTACGCCAAAACTCTCAGCACGTTCAGCAACTTCGCGTATTTTTGGCAACTGTCTTACACCGTCATAGAAAAATGGTGCACTCACATTGGCAAAATAATATTGATGATCCCGAAAATAATCAGCAGTCAAACGCTCTGGATGCACCCAAAATTCTGCAAATGGCTCTTGGTCACTGGGTACCCAATAATTGCTTTTCAGTGCGTCCCAGCCACGCACTTCAGGATGCCAGGAAAAAACTCTACTCAGCACATGATTTCCAGAGCCCTGAGGCCCTGTTAGGATCAATAGTCTTTTAGCGGGCATATCGTTGTTGGCCAATATAGGTACGGATTTTTAATGGATTTACTTCGTCTGTAGGACCTGTGCCCGAATCTGGAGCAAACACAAATAAAACCACGTCTTCGTCGTAAGGACATGTAAAATTATGCAGAACATTACGCTGCAGAAAAAACGCATCACCCTGTTTTAATGGAAAATCGCTGTTGTCCAATTCAACTAGTCCACGGCCTTTGAGTACCATGCCCACACGATGACTAGGATGGGTGTGTAGGGTCTGCGTCATGCCCGCAGGAAAATGAACGTAGTTGATAACAGGATCACCCAGTCTACCTGGATTCACCGCAGTGGTGTTAGTGCCACCATCTATATAACTTAAATTACCTTGTCCTAGTTGATCCTGAACATAGTAACGACTTTCTAGCAAACGCAGTCCTAGATATTCAACGACCACTGCGCTGCCACGTGCGCACTTGATTGTAAAGTGATTATTAACACACAGCGCAGCATCAACATCTTCAAATTTGACATTATCGCTGTAGTAACTGGCATTCTGCAACATGATATAGTATGTGCCACGAGTATAATCAAACGCACGACTTTCGCCTGTTTCTAGTTTGATAATTCGCAAAGGCCAGCGATCCTGAGTTTCAAACACACCTTGAATATTGATCATCATAGTTTTATTACCTGTTGAATTTCTGCTGGAATAAATGGTGCTTTCATGCGTTCTGGATGCCAGATTATTCCAGCCAATAATCCGTCAATCCAGGCTTCACAGTTTCCGTCATCATCAGTGGCCAAGACCCGGGCAGCATTGTGGGCTCGTCCTATGGTTTGATCATGATGACTGTTGACCATGATACGTCTGCCTGCATAGTTTATTTCGTGAACAGTGTCACTGTGTCCATCTGTGCCAGTCACGGTGCCTCCCAGCACATCTGTGAGCAACATAGCACCATGACAAATGCCCAGTATGGGTTTGAAACTCTGCATCATGATAGTGGCAACCTTGAGTTCTGTGCGTCTACGCACTGCACTGTCATCACCACCGGTTATTATAAGACAATCAAGATTTGCACACAGCTCTTGATAATCGTAGTCTTTGGTATTGGGAATTAAAAAGAGCTTATGACCATCTAGAAATTCGTACCACACTTGCTCTAGTGAGTCATAAGCCCTACCTCTGTGATATAGGACTCGTTGTGTAAGTCCTATGCGCAATTTACCAACCGTAGGCTTCTGATACCAGCTTACGACCTGCTTCGGCCGCAGTGGTGTTACGGCAGCTGATGTCATACAGATCACGACGCATTGCACTCACTAGTTTTTCAATACGTGCTTGTTCTTCTGCGCTTTCAACCAATTGAGCCAGTTTACGTGCACCAATCTTGCTGTGAAAGCCTTCGTCTCTAGCAATTTTAGCATAGCGAGTGGCAATGTATTGATCTTCAATGCAGTCTGCCATTTCGTTCCACACAGCTTCAGCACGACCTTCTGCCACTAGCTGATATGCTGCCAGTGCGGCTTCGTCGTTTTGTGCGCCGTATTTTTCCAATAGACCAGCGCCCTTGGCAGTGGGCTTGGCTGTTTCACGAGCAATGGCTGCTTCAACATCAACTTCTGAACCTTGAATGTGTTCAATAACTTCTTTGACCATGCGGAAATGCACAGCTTCGTCATGCGCCTGCTGTGTTAGCAATTGCAGTTCAACTGGATCAGTGTCAGCGGGCAGGTTAGCAATGGCCTGGCTGATTTCTACCATGTTCATGCGCTCGTTTACCATGCGACCAACAAAATGGTCTACCAGTTCTTGCTGGCTGGGCTGGCTTTCAAAGTAGGCACGAACATTGTGACGACTGGCCTCAAACAGAGCTGAGTTTTCGGCACGAATTTTTTCAACAAATTGTTTTCCTGTTAACATGATTTCTCCTAGGATATATATGTGGAAACACAAGGGGATAAAATTTTTTACGGCTTTGTGTACAAATATTTAGTCCATTTAGAAAAAATTCAATGAATACCAAAATTTTTCGTTTGATACTGGAAAATCTTCAGCAGAGTTTTGGCCTAGCCAGATACCGAAACTTGGCCAGTGGGTTTGACCAAAGCACACAGGTGCACACATTGCCATGGACTCCTGCACGATATAAAAAGTTCAAAGACAATATCGAACGCGAACTACAGCTCTCCTGTGATTTTGTAGGCACCCTGAATGAAATTGTGCATGACCTTGACACTCGTTACAGTGCAAGATTCTTTGGAGAGATCTGGAAACCTAGAACCGACGAATATACCTACACAGGCTGGGCTCTGGCAGACGAAATCAACAAACACAATCCACGGTCAGTGCTGGACGTAGGCTGTGGATATCATCCATTCAAAGGCCGAATTCAAAATCTAATAGGTATTGATCCCTATAACAACTGTGCTGACTATCAAGTGGATATTCTAGAATATCAGGTGCCTCCTGAATCGCATGATCATATCATTGCTCTTGGCAGCATTAATTTCAACAGTCGCGATGATATTCAGGCGCGGATCGCACACTGTGTGAATTTATTGACGCCGGGTGGACACATGTACCTGCGGGTGAATCCAGGCATTGCTCATGCTGCTGGACCCTGGGTAGATATTTTTCCTTGGGATTTTGCCACAGTAAAACAATTTGAAACTGAGTTTGCACTGCATCTTGCTACCTTTAAAAAAGACAGCAACAGCCGACTGTATTTTGAATATGTTAAATCAACGACCTAGCATGCCAGCCAACTGTTGAAGGCGTTTCATCACACGCTCTTCTAGTTCGGCCTGACTTTCCTGTGCTGCTGACTGTGCCGCGGCAGCTGATTGAGCAGCTGGTTGTGCGGCCTTGGCCTGTTGTGCTTGTTGTGCAGGTTGACCAGTGGGCTGTGGTTTGGCTGTGCTGGGCGCAGGCTTTGGACTGGCTATCACTGCCTTGGCTGCATCACCAGATGTGTCCACAGTGGGAGGCACTGGTACTCCACCAGCTGCTGGAACTTTACCAGGTGGCTGTGTGATAGTCTGTTCCATGATCAAGTCAAGTAATAGCATTTTTAGATTCCTGCTGCGTTCTGCAACTGTCTTAGTAACCTATCTCTTTCGTGTATAGGTTTGGTGTCAAGTCCAGCTCGCTGACGCCATTCATTTAGATCTGATTCTTTTTTGGCGCGGTATGCAGCAGGAGTCAACGGCACCAGCTGATCAAATTCATCACGTGAAAATGGCTGTTCCTTGCCCTCGTAGTGCATGACCCAATCATCTAGTTTGTACTCTGTGAGTGTTTCAAGATCTCGTAGTAGGTCTTGCACCTTGGCACCTGCGGTGCTACGACGCAGAATTTCAATGTACACTAGATATCTGTTGGGCTTGATTTCACCTGGCGATCTATCTGCGTCTAGTACAAAATCATAGCCTTTTTCAAACCAGTTCATGAGATCCTTGGCGGCTTGCTGGTCGCGCAGATAAAAACTGATCACAATCACATCATCATCATCGCCCATTTTGCTGCTAAATTCATCGATGTGAATAGTGGGTTTCATCATGCCCACGAGATCCTTGTATTCCAAGGATTCAAAAATTGGCTGTAGATCAGACATTGATCGCTCCTGCTGCACCAGGCTGCGGTTGAGCCTGCGGTGCTGCCAAGGCCTGCTGTGCAGGTGAGGCAGATTGATCTTGATACTGTTCTTGATCCAGGTCGTCTTCATAGGCTTGATCCAGATCTGCTAGATCTATTTCCTCGTCTTCAAATTCCACGGAGCCTGTGCGTATGTCGCTGATCAAGGCCTTGGGCATGGTGATTTCCACAAGCCAAATGGGTTTTTCTATGATACGTGCTTTCTTGGTACCAGGAATATAATCACCTGGATCTTGAATTTTCACAGGAATTTTGATCTGGGTTTTTTTGAATTCAATATTACAGTCAAATGGCAGCAGTCTTTTGGCACCACGCGGATCAGGCATGAGTTTTTCCGGCCACATAAATGTGCAGCTCACGGTGTATTTTCCAACATCTGGTCCCTGCACCAGCTCGCCCAGGCTCCAGTTGCGAAATGCATAAAGATCCAGTTCGTCAAGCACACGCTCAAAGTCCAGCAAAGTCAGCAGGCTATTTTGACTAACGTAGATATTTTTTATATTCTGGGCTACGTTCCAGTAATCTCTGTGATCGGAAAAAAGGTCTTTGTCCATGTTCTTATTTATTGACTCTGTCAAGGTGCTGGGTTTTAGGAAAATTACTGACAAGCTCTTTACTTATGATGCTTGACCATGCAGATACATCAGCACACATAGACCTACGCAACAGTCTAAATATCCATGGAGGTAGCGACATGATCAAAGGAGGATTGGAATTGTCTAGAGCCCGCGGAGCCAAAGCTCAAAAACGCATGACCCTGGTAGAACAAGATGTAAACAACATAAGTTTTTTCCCCAGCCAACACAACTCAAACCGTACCGTAGAACTTCGTCCCAAGAGCATAAATCAAGAACGCCTAGTGGTTAATCTACTAGATGAAAACACACCCATTGTGGTCACTGTGGGCCCTGCAGGCACTGGCAAAACCTATCTGACCATGCTGGCAGCTATTAGAGCACTGCGCAGCCGTCAGGTTGACAGATTGATTCTCACTAGACCAGCAGTGGGCGTTGAAGATGAAAAGCATGGATTTTTACCGGGTAATCTTGTGAGCAAAATGGAGCCATGGACTCGTCCATTGTTTGATGTGCTGCAGGAATATTATCACCAGCGAGATATCACTCGCATGATAGAAGATCAGATCATTGAAATCTCTCCCTTGGCCTATATGCGTGGGCGCACTTTCAAGCGATCTTGGATCATTGCTGACGAAATGCAAAACGCCACACCTGCACAGTTCAAAATGCTGCTCACTCGCATTGGTGAGGACAGCAAGATCACAGTTACGGGTGACACTGAACAAGCGGACCGGAATATCCAAACCAACGGTCTACTGGATCTTTGTCGCAGACTCAGCAGCGAAAAAGTCAATGGCCTAACACTTATTGAAATGGGCACCCGCGATATTCGACGTCACCCAATCATATCTGACATCCTAAAATTGTACTCATAAGTACAGGATGTTTAAAAATAGTGTGGCAGTACTGACACCGGGCCGCACAGGCTCGGTGTTATTAGCAAGTTATATTGCTCGAAGAAAATATCAAAGTTTGATAGTGCATCTTGAAAGTAAAGATGATCTAGACAAAATCCAATGGCTTAAAAACATTCCAACCTGTTTTCATAGCCATAACTTTTTTTCACCACAAGAGCTAGACTACGTGACACCAATATACAGTGTGCGTAGAAATCTTGTGGAAGCCTTGGTTTCGCATGCTCTGTCCAATAGGCTAGAACTTTGGCACTTGGCCAGTCAAGATCAGCGACCCAATCTTGAACCTGTAATTCTCACACCAGAAGATGTAGATCCTGTGATTGAGAGTCAGCAACAGTGGTTTGATTTAAGTATCAAAAAGTTACACGCTCAAAGCGTTGTGGTAGTATATGAAGTAATGATTGACCTACTACCCTCTAACCAATTGATTTATCAAAAAACCTACCCTGACAAAAATTATTTGATCTCAAACTACGCTGATATTTCAGCTTATGTGAGAGATCATATTCCTAGGCAGATGTTGGAACAGCATGGGGAGTTTTGTGACTATCCTGCTCGGGTGGGTGTTCCGTCCCCGTATTATCAGTTGTTGAACTAGCGTCTTCAACCATGAGCTGCCGGCCATTTTCAAGATGTAGTCTTTCAAAAATATGGCGATAGTGTTGCAGATAATAATCATGCACTGTGTTCCAATCGCGACTGCCAATTTGACCACTCACAGTGCATTTGACCACTGCCATGTCGCGAAAATCTAGAATCACACTGCCCGTGGTAATATCACGACTACGCAGACGTTTGACAACTTCCACGCTTTCATCATATCCGCCTTGTGGATTGCGACGGTTCACAGGTTTTTGAATATAGGTTATAACAAGGTATCTCATAGGCTAGTAAGTTCAATAAGAGTGGCACTAAGATTAATTTCTTGGTCAGCTACCAAGGGAATATTGGCTATGCCATTGCGAATGTAAACAATGGCTTGGTCTTGCTTTTCCTGCTCAGCACTCCAAAGATCAAGATTATCATACATCCATCTAAACACTTCTTCTGCTTCTTCAGGACGTATGCTGCCGCAGATCAATTTACGTGCTTCTGTTACTCTATTGGCCTTGAGCAGTGACACAGCATCTATCTTCCATTCTCGGCCGCCGGTTTCATCACCTCTTGGCGCTATCAACTGTCCCGTGGTTGAATTCTGCTGACACAGATTCAAACACTTGCGCAGATCAGGATATGTTGCTTTGACATAAGTGTCTAGGGTGTCAAGATCAAACTCCACGCTCTCAGCCACAAGCACAGTAGCCACACGAGCAGTAAATTCTGTGAGGTCCGTTCGCTCAATATGAAACCCTTGACACCGGGAGTGGAGAGCAGGAATAATGCGATTGGGATAGTTGCAAGTAAGAATAAATCTAGCTGTGGCATGATATGTCTCCATGACGCCGCGTAGTGCTGCCTGACCATTGGGCGTGATAAAATCAGCTTCGTCTAGCAACACCACTTTAAGTTCACCAAATGGCATGGTCTGCACAAAGCCTGTGATCTTGGCACGTATGGTATCAACCGAGTTTTCACGGGACGCATTGATTTCCAACACATCAAATTCATCAATGTTGAGTTCATTGATAATGATTCTAGCCAGTGTGGTCTTGCCCACACCCGGAGCACCTGAAAACAACAAGTGAGGGATAGATCCGGTTTTCACCCAGCTTTCAACCTGTTGTCTTTGTGCTTCGTCTCGAAACACATAGTCTTGTAGAGTTCGGGGACGATAAGTTTCAGCCCAGAGATTTTTCATGAGTGTCCTTGCAAAAAGTTTATTTTACTTAGAAAACTGGATAAAGTCAAATTATTGTGGCAATCGTCCCAGCGGTAGCCATTTATGAAAACTCAATCTGTTGGTGGTGGTACCACGATTGTATTGTTGCCAGTGCTGACCTCCTAGACCAAAAATCACACACTGACTAGGCTCTACACCCAGTTGATGAGCAAACACCAACTGCTGTGGTCGGTACTGACGATATACCCAGTCTGGTCCCACTCTATCTAACAAACTAACACCAAGCCCGCAGGCCATGCGGTTAACATATCGGCTCTTGTGATTAACAAATCCTGGATCGTCATCATCACTGCGAGTTAGTCGCATGCCAATTCTAGCATGAGCCACTGGAAAGGTCTTGCTTAGGCTAAATGTGAGTACCTTGATACATTCAGAGGAAACATCAAAGTCTATGCCGCTACAGATGCCAAAATATGCACAGTCCAGCAGCACAGGCACTCCCAGTTTCTCACATATAGTGATCACACGATCATGATGTTGATGTTTGTTACCAGTGTCGCTAAACGGCAGACTGATCACCACTGCATCATTTTCTAGTATGGGACCATCTTCGATGTAGCTCCACTGATTGGGCCAGTGGTTACGCCAGGCCAGTTGATGATACATGTATTCGCCACGAAAGCAACGAAATCTACGAGCATGATTGGCCATGTAGAATTTGTCAAATGCCTCAGTGGTACCCTGCATAACAACACCATGAGAAAACTCCTCCAGACCTTGCCAGCTGTTGAGTTCACTAGTGGGTATCCATTCCTGGTAACGTGACACAAACTTTTCATGCAAGGACTCATCCTGCAGCCATGAAGCAGCATCACTGCATCGAGTCTGCACAAACTCCAGCATCCAGGGATCCTGAATAGGCCCTGCGGCTCCATAGGGTTTGTCACGATGATGTGGTAGCTGATAAGTTGTCATAGGTTATCTGTAAAAATGTCATGGCATGATCGCCAAAATTAGCAGCACCATGCCAGGCAGCATGTGGCCAAGAAAATACATCACCTGCACGCCAATGATGCAACATGTCCGAACCAATCTGCACTATCTGTCCATAGGTCCAGCTTTGTAAACATATCACTGCTCGGCTCACAGTGTGAGCAAGACCTTCTGGCACTGCAAATTTTTTAATATGTGTGTTGTAGTGATCTCTGTGCCAGGGCAGTATTCTACCCGGGGGTACTTCAATCAAAGAATACGTAAGATTTTTTCCTGGAATAACAGCAGCAATGGCATCAACATCAAAAAGATCCTGTACTTCGAATGCCATTCTGTGCCTACTGGATTCACGTGGCACCCAGGTTAGATGCCACTGATTCTGTGTTGCTGCTGACTGCCTGGATATACTGGTGATCTCACCCTGTATGTCAATTTCTATCCAGTTAATTTTGCTGTTATCGATATTCCAGGAAACAGGCACTGTGCCCAAAAAAATAGCTTGATCAAGATGCCATTGTGGATCAGGGAATATAGGCATCGCTCATGGTGTCATCTGATGGCAAATAGTCACTGACCAATAGAATATCATTGTTATCAATACGTCTGATGGTCTTGGTACCTTCATGGTCTTCGATGTCAACACCACGAGTCCAACGTCCGTGTGACACACAGATATAATCGCCTACTTTGACATCTTTTTGATCTGGGCCCACAGCATACACTCGTCCCCAACGTGGTCGAATACCTGAGTTTTTGCCATTGTCACTGAGCAACACAATGCCCGAGCTCAATTGACGCTGATCTTTAAAATTCATTTCTGCTACTAACACATGGTCGCGCAGAACCTGCAGTTCCTTGACTTCAGTGGGGCTAAAAGCCAGCTTGCTCATTTGTTCTCCCGGGTCTGCTTGACCGGACGATAACTCACATTGCCCTTGGCCTGTTTGTCATAGTGTCTGCGTGTTTGTTGAGCTTTGGATTCAATGGGCTGATCTAGACTATCAATGATATCTCCGCGAGCATTCACACCCATGTTGCCAACTGCTCTAACTGTTTCGTTTTTCAACACCAAAGCACCAAGGTCAACAATGCGTCCTTGTGCGGTTCGATACTGTTTTGCTGTCATTGTTTTACTCCAAAAAACATATTTAACGTAGAAATTCTCGTGGGTCTAAATCATAGTACATGCTGTCTATGCGATGCACTCCCAGTAGATACAACACATAACTGCTCACACTGGAACCACGCCCCACGCCCCAAATCACATTGTTAGTATGCATCACATCCACTAGATATTTGAGATAACGCAGTAGATCAAACAGATTATACTGTTGATACAGCAACAGTTCTTGACCCACACGCTGTAGCTGTTCGGGAGTTTGGCAGAGATCCAGTATGTATTTGGCAATGTCTAGTTCTTGATAGTCTTTTGGCATCAACCACTGATTGTAGCGCAGAGCGTCAAATTCAGGCACTGCACGATCAGATCCATCTGGAAATGTCCAGGTCATTAGTTGGCCGGGATCTTGTATTAGGTAAATTAATTTTTCAATGTTGATACTGGGATCTATCAAGACGTTGCGCATGCTGGTGATATCATGGCCTTGCATGACCAAGTCACACAGGTCTTTTTCATCAAAAATTATTTCACCAAATTTATTTGTCTTCACGTTTGAAACTTGTTACCACGATATCTGATTGGTTGTCATCGGATTCTTGAGGTTCCCATGCTAGATCAAGATCATGCCATTTTGGCACTCTGTTGATAGCAATCACACGTTGGTTACGATTCACAGTGTGGGAACTATAAACTGGTTCAGCATCATGCCACCAGCCTGTGACTTCCAAAGGACCAATGGCTTCCTGTGCATTATGGCAGTATACTATGTTATCGCCGTGTTCGCTACTGATATCTAGGTCAGTTACAATCATTCTAGCCTGCATTATGGCATTGAACTTACAGGTCAATGCCATGCCCAGAATCTGATCCACGGGCTCTTCTGGCAGTGCGATCACTCGTAGTCCTGCTGCTTCGAGTTTTTTGCGTTGATCAAGATTTTTGGCATTGATAAACACCGCGCCTTCTAGTATCTCATACACAAAATATTTTATTCTAGCCAGAGCTAGATTGTGTTCGGCGCCGTCAGTGGTGTTGGTTACCAAATTTATCTTTACTGTGTAGTTGTTGACGTAGAACGTAGAGTTATACCATAGCCCTGCGCCAAATGCCATTTCATAAATCAAACGTACATTCATTTTACAGTGATTTTGTCTTGGAATCCATCCGTTGCTTTGTTCTTTTCCGCAAGGCGTCGATTGTATTCTTGTTGATAACTTTCCACTGCCATTGTGATTTGGCGTGCCATTTCACCTTTGCCAGACTGCATACACCAGGTTAATTTGGAACGTAGATCACTAATACGCTGTATTAGTTCATCTTCGTTGAGTGATTTGAGATCTTGTATAAAAGGATGTTCCATGGGCGACTCCTGTTACAGTTTAACACAGAGCACGCCCATGGTCAATGAGAAAGGTCAAGCAAAAGTGGCACCGTTGTTGCCAATACAATACCATTTACCATTGATGTACTGTAGAGTGGCTGCTGCACCCAGTGAGTTCAAGGTCAATGTTCCGGAACCAGAGTTTTTCCAACCAGCATTGCTCACTGTGACCTGCATGGATCCACCATAGCTTTCCATCACCAGAGTTTTGATCTGTCCTTCGTTGCCCGCGGCCAGTGTAGACGTCTCGCTGGTCACGGTGTTGAAACGAGCGTTGGTTCTAGTCAAACTGATAGGAGCCGCAGCAGCTACGTCTTCTGTGCTGGATAGATAGATTGGGTCACGGTTTCTATTAAAATCAATAATAGAAATAGTGGTGCCACCATTGGTGCTCAAGAATTCAAATTCAAAAGTACCCGAAGTGCTGAAGGTAATGGTGTTGGTGCTGGGATTCAGTCCCTGAATGTTCTGTGTGCCAAGACTCACAGCAGCTGGCAAAGTCAGTGTGTTGGTACTGGGCACATATCCACTGGGAATAGTGATAGCCAAACGCACGATGCCAGCAGTGCTCACGGGGAAGTTTGTGAATGCCAGTGTGATTGGACCACCGCTGGTCACTGTTTGATAGTGAGCCACACTGTAGTCAACTGTGACTGTGCCCGAAGTTACACCAAAGTCAAATTTAGTAGCTGAAAAATTGCGTATCTGTGCACCAATCAGCGCAGCTCCACTCAGGTTGTTGTTCAGTGTGCTGCCTGTTAAAGCGGCTTTGAGCAGAACTTTGTTTTGTAGGTCAGTGATCTCGCTACCAGCATATTCAAAGTTGGTTTTGATGTTGGTGAAATTGTCGCGAAACCCTTGTGAATCGTTGTCCTGTCCAGCCACGGGATAGGCGCTGTCGATGTTGTTAGGGTTAATAGCCGATGTCATAATATGTCCTTGTTTATCCTAATATGGTCCGCTTGGGGAATACCAGATATTTATTGTATCTATCAGTGTTGGTATAGATATCCACAGGGCGGTTAAACTGCATGCTGTTTCCGTCAAATACAGTGGGTGTGTTATTGGAAATCACAACATCAAATGTTGCTCCAGTGCCCACGCCAATAATATTGGTTCCCACAACTCCAGTGAATTCGCTGCCCACTGCCAAGAAGTTAGCAGTGCCTTCAAACACAAACTCACGTATGTCACCAATTGGACCCACATCCAGTATTCTAATCAGCAGATCATTCACGCCATCATTACCGCCCAACTGACTGCCTAGCACACGTATCTCGTCGCCAATTTCATAGTCAACTCCGGGAGTAAACACTTCGGTGCTGCCATCTGTGGTGAGTTCACGATAGTGCTTGTCGTAATCAAATGTTGTGGAGTTTGGAGTGGGTACCCATGCACCACCTGTGCTGTCGTAGATTGGATCCCAGTTCTTGCTCAACAGTCTGTCAAGCTCATAGCGATCAACAGTGAAGTCAATCTTGTTGAGCTGTTCACCATAGGTTTTGTTGATGTTGTACAACACCTGTGCAGCAGTGCCAGGTCGTACATAGGCAATCACCCAGGCAGGTACAAAGCCCAACTGTCTACCACTGCTTTGAGGACTGGTCATCCACAGTGGCAGCACTGTGCTGTCTTGCGGTATCTGACTGAGTATTTGATCCCTCATGTTTATCAAACTGTTGGGGTACACAGTGGTTATGGTTTCACCATCAACCTCAATTGGATATGGCCAATTTACAGCCTTGCTTACACTTTGCCCAGCGTTGTTTACGAGATCATCAATGATCTCACTATAGATAACTTCATATACAACTTCACCTGCTGCGTTTCTAGCCTGTGCAGTTGTAATTGGACCAAGAGTTAGTCTACGCCAATAGTGATTGAGATACAGTGCCTGTGCATAGGCTTCCACGGTGCTGGCAGTTAGACCATAGATGTGATTGTATTTGACATCTGTGGCAACACCAAAGTTAGGATCGTTGGGTCGGTACACCACATCTCTGTTAAAGATATTACGATCCTGCAATAGGTTGTCCACTAATTGACGATCTTGTTCTGGTGCCAACGCAGTAATATAGATTGACTGTAACGGTTCGTTAAACTTGCGATCCAGTTTGATTTCAAAACGCTTGGTTGCACTCACAAGATAACCAGATTCAAATGTTTCAAGATTGGCAGTGGCTGTGGCACCAAATCCAGGTCCATTGTCTGTGATGGTTACCGCTGGCTGAGTTCTATAACCTTTGCCATTGCTGGATAGATTGATAGCTGCAATACCACCTGTGTCCAAATCAACTGAACTTATCACTGCTGGAGCACTGTTTACACCCTGCGGCGGACTAATGGTCACTGTGGGGTTGACATAGCCTATGCCCGGAGTTTGCACTGTGATACTACCAACGCTGTAAGATACATTTCTTATCAAGGGACTATAGGCTTCAACGGTGAATTTAAACACAGTGTCAAAGGTCGTGGCCTGTGCGGTGCCTCTGGTGTTGACATCAAATGTAGTGGTGCCGTTGTCAATGGCAAAACAGTTGAAGCTGGCATTGCCTGCGATTTCACCAGTATCAAGTAATTGTAGGCCCTGTGGTAACTTGCTGTTGCTACCTTGTAACAGACGGTAATTTAATTGAACACCTGCTAGGTTTTCTGCCTGTACTCTTAGAATGCTGGTGCTGCCATTCACAATGGTACCAAGATTAACCGGGCTCAACCAATCAATTCTAGTGTCAAGACCTGCTTGTATTGTTAGATAATAAAAATAATATTCACTGATCACACTGGGATCAAACTTTTGTCGCACTCTAACAGCCAACTTGTAAGTGACTTCGTTGGTGCCTTGGCTGGGAATGTAGCCATACAACCATCCTGTGCCTGGATCAAGACTTAGACCTGGTGGCAGGCTCCAGGTGTCACCTGGATCATCATTCACCGTGATAATGTATTCAACTTGTTGTCCGTCAAGATCAACTGCTTCAAACTTGTAGGCAAACCAGTTGTCGTGTGTTATGGTTCCAATACTGCCCACAGGATTCAACAGGAACGGTACTCTATTGTTGCTTTGATCTGCTGTGATGATGGTGTCATCAGATGTGATATAATCGTTGTCAGCCGTGAGCGCATCACGACTCTGTACAAATATTTCAAAGGTGCGTAGATCACTGTCAACACCATCGGTGATCTCACAGGTGAACTGATAGTTTTTGCTCACACTGCGAATCAAAAAGTCGTAACCGTATACAGATTCTGGTGTAAGATCAAAACCCGCAGGTTGATCAATAATGGCCGCAGGCAGTATGACTCCGCGAATTTCACCGGTTTCTGTTAGTTCCAGTCCAGGTGGCAGTTCTCCGCTGGCCAAACGTATGCGAGCAGTGCCAGCAGGATCAACAAAGCTCAATTGAATTGGCTCAATAGGAGTACCGTCGTAGAACGCTGCGATTAGTCCAGGCTCAGTGACCCAACGAGGCAGACCACGACCACTCACTGTGATTGTAAAGGTTCGATCCGCGAGTTGGTCAATCACTGGAACGTTGTTGACCAGCATTTCCGTATAGGCTCTAACAGCAAACTTGGTAGTGAAATCTTCTGTGTACTGCCCTGTGTTGGGCACACCAGTGATACTACCTGTGCGCACCACCTGTAGACCAGCGGGCAGATCACCTGACAGCAGTTTGTAGTATACAGTGGATCCTGGAAGTTCAGCATCCAAAGGCAGTTGATAAAATATGCCCTGTGCCACGGTGCCTAGATCGCCCTCAGGAGTTACCCATGTGATACCGGGCATCTCAGGCAAGGGAGTGATAGCAAGATCGCCATACAGAGTATTGCCTACAAAGTAAGGATATGCAGGAGCTAGATTTTCATCTAGCGTGGCAAAATAAGCATAGGTACCATTGGGATATTCTGGTGTCACACAGAATCTGCCGTTGTGTCTGTCCAAGGGCTTGTCATAGGGTGGCACAAAGCCCACAGTGGGCTGCACACTGTTTTCATTGTACTGCCAGTCTTCAACAAACACACCCAAGGGCCATGATCCCTGTAGAACATCATTGTTGTTGACATTCACACGTTGGTCTATGGTGATTATGTTTTGTTGTTTGCTGAGTATTTTCACAGCACCATCAAGGCCTGCACCTGTTAGTACCAGACCAGGCCATGCTTGTTCTGGATTGTTGAGTGTGATCTCGGTGCTTTTGCGTTGTTGACCGCGTACTCTTAGTACCACATTACCCGGACGATTGGCACGCAAGGCCAACTCATAACCGGATCGCATTCTTACCACTAGGCTATTTCCGCTTAGTGGATCTTGATAACCGTAGGGTCCATAGATAGGATAACCATCTACGGCCCAACCCAGAATCTTACTGTGTCCGTCAAGATGTCTATAACCATCCACAAAGCCTGAGATCAGTGACCATGCCGGCGTGTTAACAAAAGCAGGACTGATATATTTGTATGAACCCGAAGCATCTACAATACCCCCAAATTGATCTGGTCCATAGATACCTGCTGTGTTGGTATTCAGTGTCCAGGTAGTACCGCGAAGTCCAGGCACTGCCTGACCTGATCCGGGAGCAGCGAACGGCAGTCCCACAGAACTAAAAGCCACTGTGCCCGTGGGCCTCGTGGGAGGAATTGAAGAGCGTTGATTAAGTCCGCCGCGTAGTGGCCAATTCAATTGTATGCGATTGGCACTGACTCTGTTGGGATTAAGACTGTTTGGAAACTGGCCAATCTGCACACTGCCGGGCAGATTACTGCTGCCTAGTAGCCAGCTAGCGTTGCCTGGTTGTAGCACTGCACTGACCTGTCCAGTAACACCATTGCCTTTGATAGATACTGTTGGGTCATAGGTGAGAAGCATCACCGTCATGTTTAGATCCTGCCAACAACAACTTCAATCACAGAGTCTCCACCAGGAGAACTTGCTAGAGCTTTGCCAATTATTGTGCCAATCTGTGGTGTGGCAGAAGCACAGGCTCTACCATTGCCAGCTGACACCAGCATGTCACCTGGTGATACTGGACCAGAAGTCATGCATGGCACACGCCCAGTGAGAGCCACTGGTAGCACATGTTCGCCTGTGAGTGCATTGTTCATGCTGAATGCAGGATTGGTACTGATAACACCAGCCACTCGATTATCACCTGCTGCTGTGCTGATTGTGATTTCTTTTGGCCCACCAAAACTTACCACTGTGCCAGGTGGGTAGTCTGCATCTGATAGATAGTTTTCAGCAAGGTCGGCGTATTCAGCGGAAGTTGCCTTGGCAAACACTGTGTTGAAACGATTGCCATTGGAACCAATGTTACCCACCCCATTTGCCGCAGCATTCACTATGGCATTGGCATTGCCGCTGAAGTTCACAAACAGAATCTGTTGAATCAAGGCGTTCTGTACATTAGCGTCGGCTGTGGCATTGAGATTCAATACACTTGCGTTGCCTGTGGCTGCGATATTACCAATGACTGACATGCCCGCAGTTGAAAACACAGCAATGTTTGCGGTGTTGGCCACTGTTACGGCAACGTTGGCATTTGCGGCTGCTATTTCAACTTTACTGGTACCATTATTGATATTGGCCACACTGGTGATAACACCAGTCAAGCATGCGCCATTGCCAAGAATATAATTGCCAGAAATGTTGCCGCTGGCCACTACAATGCCAGTGGTGCTGATGTTGCCTGCACTGATGTTGCCAGTTACTGAGGTATTGCCTGATATGGCCACGGCATTTGTGGCCTTGTTGAATGTAAATCCTGATGTACTATTGGCTGTGCCGCTGTCGTTGAACACCACAAAGGTATTTGACCCTGAAACTGTGAGATTACCAGTGACGTTACCAATGATATTACCAAGTATATACGGAGCAGAAATATTAGCTGTGGATGTCAATCCAGTGACATCCACATTGCCCATGATGATATTTCCAGCAGCATTGGCAGAAATAGTTGTGGGTCCAAGATAGATTGTGCTGTTGGCCAGCCACAAATCCTTCCATCTACGACTGGAGCTGCCTAGATCATAAGTTATGTTAGCACTGGGTAGAATATTGCCGGCCCAGCCAGCTTCACCATAGGCCACTGCATTGGCATTGCCATATGAAGTTACGCCTGTTAGCAAACTGCCGTTGCCAAGAACAAAGTTACCCGATATGTTGCCTGTGGCTAGAACACTTCCGGAGGCCACAACATTTGTACCTGATACATTGCCATTTGCAATGACTTCTGCGCCGTAGAGTTTGTTGTTTACAGCGTCAACCATGATTGACGAATCGTCTGCAACCACTGTGCCTTTGAGATCACCCACAAAAGCAGTTGAAGTCACGGTGCCTGTGAAAGTGGGACTTTCTAAGAATCCAATGGCCACCGAACGAGCACTGGCATTTCCAACCAAGGTCATGTTATTGCCCACGGTCATCAACAGAGTGTCGTTAGGTGAAGTAGCAATTACCAGCGTGCCATTTGCAGAAACAATGTTAAAAATGTTGGCAGGGGCAGCAGTCACACCAGTGAGCTGAGATCCATTGCCAATAAAGAACGGCGCAGCAACGTTGCCTGTGATATTAGCGTTTCCGCTGACAGTTAATCTACCTGAGTTAGCTGAAAATCCTGTGATACTCAGCAAAGATCCTGTGCCCACAATGTTACCGTTGGTTACATTGAATCCAGACATACTGAGTCCAGGACCAGTGGTAGTGATATTGCCATTTACTGTGCTGAATCCAGCAGCAGTGATACCACCAAGGCTGGTTAAATTAGCAGCAACAACATTGCCCGTGACATTGAGTTCGGCGTTTACAATGTTTCCTGTGACCAGTAGATCACTGGTACGCACAGAGTTAATGATGTTGAGATTACCCCCAACCAGGTTGCCTGATGCAGTGAGCGTTACCGCAGTGACCGCACCTAGACTTTGAATAGTTCCGTTGGCCACAACAGTGCCGCCCACAGAAATATTGCCTATGTTTGCAGTGCCAGAAATTGAACTGTTACCACTGACTGTTAGCCCGCCCGACGTAACCACCACAATGTTGGCAACATTGCCCACGGCCATGCGTATTGCGCCGTTGGCCAAGGGGATCTGCAAGTTAGACGTACCGTTGGCAATACCAGTAATACCGCCTGTGGCAAAAAGTGTGCTGAAATTGTTGTTGGTCTTGATAAAGGCAACCCGCAGCGGATCACCTGCGCCGTCATTGGGTGCTTCACCTACATTGATAATTTCCTGGCTCATGTGTTGTGCTTTCCTCTTGATATTTACCTTGTGCGCAGGCCACCGATACACACAGCCACGTAATCTCTAGCTAAATACACAGAAATCGGAGATTCTAATGGCTTATGTAATAACCAACACACGCGGACAGACAATAGCTACCATTTTAACGGGGCAAGAAAACACCACAGCTACTGATCTTACGCTGATTGGACAAAACTATGTGGAATTTGGCCTTGCACAAAATGAAAATTTTGTGTATCTTTTGGAAAATTTTGCTGCCCCAACGCCCCCGCTACAGCCCATACAAGGACAGCTTTGGTTTGACACTGCTAATAACGAAATCAAACTGCGTCTCAACGTTAATACCTGGAGCAGCCTAGCTGATCATAGCTACGTACAGGCTCAAAAGATTTCTCCTGCATTCACGGGTGTGCCCACTGCACCCACAGCTACCCCTGGAACAAACACCACGCAACTAGCAACCACTGCTTTTGTTACCGCTGCGGTGAGTAATATTGATCTTTCACCCTATGCTAGACTAGATGGTGCTACTTTTACAGGCAATATATTCGCGCCCACGCCTCCACTGGGCACAGTTAATACTCGTGTGGCCACAACGGCTTTTGCTCGCACACTGTTTGACGATGTAAACTCATCCTTATACGTTCCCAAAGTTGATGGCGAAATGACGGGCAATGCTCGAGCACCTACTCTGGCCAACATTTTTGACAATACCAATAGCATAGCTACCACTGGTTGGGTACAGAACCTCTATGGCAATGTCACTGTGAGCTTGTATGCTCCCAAGGTTGACGCTAACCTACAGGGCGTGCCTACCACACCCACGGCTTCGGTAACAACTGCGAACACACAGATTGCTTCAACTGCTTTTGTACACAATCTGTTTGGCAACCTAGATCTCAGTCCATATGCGCCTAAGGCCAGCCCTGTGCTCACAGGCACGCCACGAGCACCCACTGCCAACGCCAGCGACAACAGCACACTGATAGCCACAACAGAATTTGTACAACTACAGAAAATTTCACCTGCGTTCACAGGTGCGCCCACAGCACCCACAGCGGCAAACACCACAGCCAACACACAGATTGCTACCACAGAATTTGTAACCACAAAAATCAGTGAAATCAATGCCAGTGGTGCCCAAGAACTAGCAGGCAGTGTAAAGCTTTGGATCAGTGCCAATCCACCCGAAGGATGGGGGTTGTGTAATGGACAGGCTGTGAGTAGAACAGTGTATGCAAGGCTGTTCAGCCGTATAGGCACTACCTATGGCGCAGGCGATGGCAGCACAACATTTAACCTACCTAATCTACAGGCTAGATTTCCTATTGGCGTTGGCACTGGTTTCCCTCCTGGCTCCACTGGTGGCTTTGCAGATGCTACGCTGGTTTCACATACGCATCCATCAACTATTAGTATAAGTGATCCTGGACATATTCACCAAAATCCTGACTACAATAATATACTAGGTTATTCTGGTACTGCTCAATGGATTACACGAGTACTGCCAGGTAGAGACGGCACGATTGATGGCTCTTACCAAAAAAACAATCAAGATAGAGAGGGGTTTGACGCCACAGTAAAACCTGCGACCACTGGTATTTCTGCCACAGTTTCAATATCTGCGCCGGCTAATTCTACTGAGGGTACAGGAAGAAATATACCACCTTATCAGTCTTTCTACTACATCATTAAAATGAGTGATGATGGTTCTGGCGGCGGCACACTGGAAGCCGGAGCAGGCATAGACATCGCCACAGGCAACGGCCGCTCCACAATCACCAATGTGGGTGTAAGACGCTTGATCGCTGGCTCGGGTATCACTCTCAGCAGCGAGACCGGTAACATCACAATCTCCAGTTCTGGTGGTAGTGGCACAGCTGACATCGCAGGCACTATCAAGATCTGGGGAGGTGCCACAGAACCCACAGACTGGATGTTCTGTGATGGGCGTGCTATCAGCAGAACAGAATATGTGAGCTTGTTCTCAAGAATTGGCACTGCGTTTGGCGCAGGTGATGGATCTAGCACCTTTAATATACCAGATTTTAGAAATCGCACTGCGGTGGGATCCAGTGCAACAAAAGCACGTGGTAGCACTGGAGCTCTAGATTATGCCCCAATTGGTTCAGTAGTGGCATGGACAGCTACTGGTGCTATTCCCAACGGTTGGTTGTTGTGTAACGGTAGTACATCATCTCGTACCACCGAGGCTGCGCTGTTTGCTGTGATTGGCACAACCTATAACACCGGTGGCGAAAGCAGCACTGTGTTTAGATTGCCTGACTATCGTGCGATGTTTTTACGTGGCCTAGACGAAGGTCGTGGTATTGATCCTTTACGTGCATTAAATGGCCCAGTTCCGTTTCAAAAAGGTACTTTGCATTGGAGTGACTGCGGTGACTCGCCAGGTTCGGCACCCGGAGACACTGGTATCTATGCTTTTACCAGTGGTGTAGACTATCAATCAAGTGCCCCTTATCATGGCAGCACCGTGAAAAATGTAGGCAAAGACAGTTTTGGTGCAGTTAAAAATCTTTATTCCGCAGCGTACATCGCAACAGAATTTACCTATGCTGGTGCAGGATTCGCTGCTAAAACTACCTCACCAACTGGTCGTCCTATAGTCATTAACACAGGATTTACCAGTCCTAGTACAAACACTTCTCCTCAAAGAGAAAGCGCACTAGATAATCAACAGTTTCCAGATGGATACTATGGAAGAGACTTTGTCTGGGGTATCACCCGTCCGCACAACATGGCTGTGCGGTATATTATCAAAGCACGCCCTACAACCACAGAAAGCGATGTTGGATACCAATCTGCTCCATACATCATCAAGGTCAATGACAACGGCACTCAACGTAGTGGCTCAGGCGGCGGTGATACCAGCCGTGCAGGTGATGTCAAGTGGGTAGCCTATGCTCCCAACAATTTCCCACCAGGTTGGCAACTGTGTGATGGATCAGAGTTACTAAGAGCAGCTTATCCTGCGCTGTTTGCTAGAATTGGCACAACCTATGGTGCAGGCAACGGCACCACAACATTCAATGTTCCTGACCTACGCGGTAGATTCATTGCCAGTGAAACCGCTGGCGCCACAGGTGCTAATCGTGCTAGTATCACAAGAGGCGGTGTTGGTGGATCAGCAGATGCTGTGGTGGTAAGTCATACGCACGAAGTTTCAGATCCTGGACATACGCATTCTGTACAAACAATTGCTTTGCAAACTGTTACAGGGGGTCCAGCTGTAGCTACTCAATTTTCTGGCAACAACATCACTGGTTCTGCTGTAACCGGTATTTCAATTCAATCCAGTGGCGAAAGCGGCACTGGCAAGAACCTACCTCCTTACGTAGGCATGGTGGCCATGATCAAGCTGGATGATGACACTGTAAACACTGGTGGAATCATTCAAGCAGGTCCAGGTATTTCCATTACAACATCTGGTAGCTATGCTACAATTTCCAGCACCATTTCACAGAATCCAGTGGTAGCTGGACCTGGTATTACTGTACAAAACGCACCAGGCGGTGCCTTTGTATCAGCCAATGTAAGAAACATTGTTCCAGCTTCTGGCAGCAGTATCACAGTGACCAACAACAATGGTGTGTTTGAGATTGGAGGCGGTGGTGGTGGTGGCGGTGGTATAGCAGCTTACGGCACAATTATAAGAACTGGTGGAACCATTCCTGTGAATCCTCCAGGGTCAGGAGCTCCAGGTACTTTTACTGCTTCACTGCCGGCCTCGGTACAGGGACAAAATGTCACAGTTGGTCCTATTCAAGTAGCAGGACAATTGTCAGGCGGATCTGGCCTAGGTAGCAGCCTGTTATTAACATATACATTTACTCAGCAAATTACATTTAGTAGTGCATTGCCCAACACAAACTATACTGTGGACGCAGATGCTGCGTATACCAGTACTAGTCCCGTATTTGTATCTAATTATTTTCCAGTTAATGATCTTGGTATAAACATTATTAATAAAACCGTGAATGGTTTTCAGATACAGTACAGTTACTATTTTACTGCTTCGGCGGGTCAGGCCGCTAGCGGTCTGGTTTGGAATACAGCAGGTCATCCCCAGGTTCGTTTCCAGGTAGTCAATAATATTGGTGGTGGCGGTGGTGGCGATGGTACTCCGGCATTTACTGGAGCTACCTGGCAGACAGTATCCAAGGTAGCAGGAACCACCTATACAAACAATACAGGCCAACCTTTACAAGTTTCTATTTCTGCTTTGCTTTCTTCGGGTCCTGCTAACTATCCACCAGCGGCCCCTGGAGTACCATATCAGAACTGGTTCTTTGTAAACGACCAACCAGTCGCTCAGGTTGGTGGATCAATAGGAGGGGGTGCTATACCACCTGCCTATGTGTATGCTATTGTACCACCTGGAGGCTCTTATAGATTAGCCAGCATTACTGGAGTGTCCAATATTGTATGGAGAGAGCTCAGTGGCGGCACCGGAGGTGGAGGAGGTGGAGGTGGCTCAGGCCTAGGCTATAACCAAACTTGGCAGAATGTCACAGCCAGTAGATCTAGAAATACCGATTATACCAATACCACTGGATCTCCCATACAGGTAAATGTGTCTTTTATAGTAAACCAAGGGTACTCTGCATCTTTACTTGTGAACAATGTGGTTGTTGGGCGAGTAGTAGATTCAGGTAACTATGAGGTGCCTACATTTGGATTTGTATCTGCTGTGGTTCCGCCGGGTAGCACTTATAGGGCGAGTACAGACTTTGGTGCGATTGACTATTGGGCAGAATTAAGCTAAAATGACTTCAGCTCAACTCAAAATTCTGCCCACAGAGTCTTATGAAGACTACGCAGAACGCAGGCGTGCAGAGTATCCCAGCATCGAAGAACAGCTGGATGCTCTGTATCATGCTGGTGTGTTTCCTCCAGACATGGCAGCGCGAATTCACGAGGTCAAGTGTCGTTATCCCAAGCCCAACGCACCTGAGCCCGTGTTGCCCGGCGGCGTAGAAAAAGAAGCCTGCGACTCAAGATTGGCCAGCACACAGTGGGTGCAGACTCAAAAGTGCAACATAAACCTGACAGGTACTCCCACAGCACCTGCGCCAAAACCACACACTAGAAGCAACCAAATCGCCACCACAAGATTTGTGATGGATGCAATAGAATTTTACTTACACAGTAGTATCAAGGAGATAATCAGTGGCCTACATAATAAATGACAGTCGTGGACAGATCCTAGCGATCGTTCCAGACGGTACCATCGATACCACCAGTACCAGTATTTCACTGGTTGGACGCGGTGTTATTGATTATGGTATAGCTGAAAACGAAAACTATGTATTTCTATTAGAGAACTTTGCCAAGCCCACAGCACCCAATTCACCCCTACAGGGACAGCTTTGGTTCAATACCAGCAACAGTGCTCTAAGTGTGCGCAACATGGCCAATTCATGGACCACACTGGCCACAGTGCCATATGTAGAAGCTCAAAAAGAATCACCAGTGTTCACTGGTGTGCCACGTGGACCCACAGCCCCCAAACCCACTGCCAACACACAGTTGGCAACCACTGAGTTTGTGCAGATACAAAAAGAATCGCCGCAGTTCACAGGTGCACCAGCATCGCCGACTGCTCCCATTGGCACCAACACCAATCAGATTGCTACCACAGAGTTTGTGAACAATGAAATCACGTCGCGCAACCTGGCACCAATCAACAGTCCTGAGTTCACTGGCGTACCCAAGGCTCCCACAGCCAACATCTCTACTGCCAACACACAGTTAGCAACCACTGCGTTTGTGAGTAATCTGTTTAATGCCACAGATCTTTCTCCCTACGCTACCAAGGTTAATGCCACGCTCACAGGTCTGGTGCGTGTTCCTACCTATGGCAACAGCACTGCCAACACACTGGTAGCCAGCACTGAGTTCGTGCGCAACTTTGTGAACGATCCTGATCTTTCAATATATGCTACAAAAAACAGTCCCACGCTTACAGGTGTACCAAGAGCGCCCACCGCGGCCTATGGAAACAACAGCACACAAATAGCCACAACTGCATTTGTGCAGGGTGAAAAATTATCACCTGCGTTTACAGGCACACCAACAGCACCAACAGCACCGTCAGGCACTGCCAACACACAGATAGCCACAACGGCCTTTGTTGGCAATGCCATCAACAACATTGATCTAAGTTTGTATGCTACTAAAAACAGTCCCATACTCACAGGCATACCACAGGCACCAACAGCCGCTGCTGGTACAAGCACCACGCAGATAGCCACAACTGCATTTGTACAGACTGCGATTGGCAGTGGCCTTTGGCAAGGGGCTGCTAAGTATGTTACCACAGCTGATCCAGATCCTGCACAAGGAAGTAATGGAGATTTTTGGTTCAAATATCAACCATAATTTATGTCTACAGCAAGAAAAATTTTTACATACACAAATGGGCGTCAAGTTTTTGTGATGCCAGATGGATATGAACGACAGGTCAGCTATCATATGTGGGCCGGCGGAGGTGGTGCTGGTGGCGACAGCGGCGCATTCACTGGCGGCAATGGAGCAGCAGGTACCTATCTTACAGGCAGTTTCAATGCTGATCCTGGTGACAGAATAGAAGTCATAGTGGGTGGTGGTGGTCAAGAGGGTCGTAGTCTTGATGCAAACAAAAAACTCTACAGTTGTACTATTGAAGGCACTGGCGCCAGTGGAGTTGGTCCCACTGCGAGTTATGGTTTTGTAAACGATCCTACCAAGGCCATTTATCCTAGATACAATGATCCTTTGGCCACTCGAACCTTTGATCGGTGGAACGCTTTTATGAACGCCTGGGCAGTGAGTAACCTGCCCTCAAATCGACCTGGCACAGAAGAAGTAACAAACAATATCTACTTTCCAGAAGCAGGTCAATACAAACTTCAGATTGCCGCAGATAACACTGTGACCTGGAGTTTTGGCAATTTTACAACCACAACAAAAGATAATTTTGCCAACGGTCCATTTGAACGCACAATCAGTGTGCCAGAGCCCGGTGTATATGAGTTAAGATACACGCTGACCAACGCTAGCAGTAGCAGTGGCAATCCAGCGGGTTGTGCTATATTGATCACTAGAAATAATCCAGCCTATATGGGTGGGGGTAATGTTATAACCTACCCAGGTGGTGCGTCAATGAAAAATGTGATTTGGTCAACTAGATTTGGACCCAACGTTGATGTCACAGATCAAGTGCCACTGCTGTATGCCCCTGTGGTTGATTTTTATCGTCCACAATCGTCATATAACTGGGCCGGAGTACCAGAAGTAGGTCTGTGCTTTATCAGCGACAACAGCACTTGGACCGAAGCAGAACTAAACAGACTCAATCTCAATTTCAACAAAGTAATATCTTTAAGTTATCCTGTGACTATCACTGGCAATGGTAATATTGATCAGGTGTGTGCCACAGGATACTACACGTTCAAAAGAGGACAGACCTGGGAGTTGTCACGTTACAACTGGATAGGCAATCCTACCAATAACAACAACATGCAGGGGCGCGGCACTGGTACTCCAAGCAATTGGACAGAACGTCAATGGTACAATGACAATGCTTCTGGACGTAGCCGTAACAAAGAATTTGCCAAATGGCAACTGCCTGTACCTCCAGCAGATACCCTGTATATTGTAGGCTACGCTGATGGTGTGATCTATAATGCTCCTAGTCAAAGAGGCAGCGACAATCTAACCTGGACTGTAAACAGCACTGTGAGTCAGTTTTATGCAGGCGGTGCTGGTGGAAAATCTGCCACTAATGAAAGTGACAAAAAATACAATTACTATGGCGGTTACGGTGGGCAGATTGGTACCAATCAAACCTCAGGTGGCGGTGGAGGCGGTGGTGGGTCATCTTATATTGCAGTGTCAAAAGCCACACAAACCACTATTCCCAACCCCGACAACGATCGTTTATTAGCCAATTGGTACAACGATATACAGCCACCTGTATGGTATAACGAACTTGGCAAACCCAGTGGAGTGAATCTAACCGTGGGTGCTGGTGCTTCTGCGGCAATCATGCCAGGAAGAAGTCCTCAACTACGCAGTTTATTGGTCAATGGCACAACCACAAGCAATGCGTCATGTGCCAGCCTTGGCGACCTTAATATCAGCGGTCTTGATGCCAACAACAAACCAAAACCGTTTACCATAGAAGCCTGGGTACGTGCAACAGGTCCAGGTGTCAATCCTGGTGGTTTTGGTGGTGAAATAATCAACAAAGACTATGAGTATGAGATAGCCAGAATGGCCAATGGCAGAATTATATTTGCCGTGGACTGGGGTCAAGGTATCAACAATTCTTATCCTGGCAGCGGATGGATATTCACAAACTATTTCTTGCCACAGGATACCAGTGCTTTGATCTCCATGGTATTCTTTGACAATGATACTATTTTATATGTTGATGCAGTGAAAAAATGGCAAGCATCTGTGGATGGCTTTAGTTCAAGTGGTACTGGTGCTATCAATTCCTTTAGTGTGCCAAGATACAAACCTAGATTTACTAGCTACAAACTGTTTATTGGCAGTAGAACAGATCTCAACCAAAACTGGCAAGGGTACCTTGGTGATGTAAGACTCTGGAGAGAAGCAAGAACACAACAGCAGATCTACGACAACATGTTTGGTATAAGCTTCACACGCACTGCTGTGACATATCAAAAAAGTCGAGTGGGTGTGGCCATTGCTGGTGGCGGTGGAGGCGGTGGTGGTGCTGGCTTCAAAGGTGACGGCGGCGATGGCAACAATGATTACTTGATTGCTCCTCAACCAAATCCAAATTCCATAGGCGCCGGTGGTGTGGGTGCTAGTGCATTCAACAGTGGCGGTGGTGGTGGCGGTGGAGGTGGTGGCTGTGACGGAGCCATAGGTGGCAAAGCAGCGACCTCCGGCACAGGATCAGGAGGCGACGGCGGCTACACAGGTGGTTCACAGGTAGTAACTGTGAACTTGAACCCTCCCACTGCTGACTTTGTCATGGTAGGACGAGGTGGTGATGGTGGCAATGGTGGTGGCGGTGGAGCAGGCGGTCTCAGCACCGGACAAATACAGCTACGCAAATATCAGTACATTCAGGTAGGTGGAACCGATGATGCCAAGATTGAAGGCGGCGCATCAGCCATATGGTTTGATGAAAGAACCTACTGGGCAGTGGGGCCAGGTGGACGCGGTGGTTACATCAACTCACCATGGGCCAAAAATGGCAACGGACAGAATGGCGGATGTCTTCAAGACAATACTAATACAAATAAATTCAATGGCAGCGGCGGAGGTGCTGGTACAGGATCAACCAAGGCCACAGCATCTGGTGGAAGCAGCAAGGGACACCCCCCTGGAGTCAACCCCGCTATCCGAGTTACAACTTTTCAAGGAGGTGGTGGTAATAGTGCAGGAGCACCAAGCTGGAGTCCAGGTGGCGGTGGTGGAGCTGGCGGTAATGGAGCAGCTGGCACTGCTGGATCAGTGGGCGGTACCGGCGCTCGTGGTGGCAACGGAGGTCCTGGCAAAACAGTTGCGCTGGGCAACACAGGAAGAACATATACTCTAGCTGGCGGTGGTGGTGGTGCCGCTGGATACTACCAACCTGGTCCATTTGTGGGCTATGGACAAGCAGGCGGTGGCGATGGCGCCTCGGGTACCGGTCCAGAAATTGAATTCACAAGAGCACAACTTTACACTATCTGGGTACCCACTGGTGTGACCACAATGTACTTTGAGGGAGTTGGTGCTGGTGGTGGTGGCGGTGGTGGTTCAACTCGCGGCTCTGGTGGCGGTGGCAGTGGTGCATATTTGACAAAAACTGCTTATTCTGTAACTGCTGGACAACAGATTGATATCACAGTTGGGCCAGGCGGCGCCAGCAATGCAACAGGTGGCAACACAATAATAAGATTCTATGCCAAGGATTCAATACCTGCTTCAACAGTGACCTTGGGTGGCGGCTTTCCTGGAACATCCACTGGTAACACACCATTGGGCGGCAAAGGAGGAGCACCCAATGGACAAACAGGTGATAGTGGTGGTCAAGGCGACAGTCCCAATTTCAGTAGCGGATCAGGAGCATCATCTCCCTATGGTGAAGGTGGTGGTGGTATCACAGTAACATCCAACGCCAAGCCCGGTGCAGGCGGACGTGGTGCTGGTGGCGGCGGCGGCAGCAACAAAGTTGCTGGTGGTCGAGGCGGCGACGGTTATGTTTTAGCCACTTGGTCGGGCAACTATTCAATAGACGCACAGCCTAACACAGGCAGTGGTGGCGGTGGCGGGTTTGATGGTGGTGGTGGATCAGGTGGTACAGGTTTTGTGGCTATTGCTTATCCAGGCGCTCCCATCTACACCTACATAGTTGGCGGACGACCCGTGCCACCCATACAACAGAATGGCTACACTATTCACGAATGCCGTCAAAGCGGTGAGCTGGTGTTCCAACCAGATGTTCCAGAAGGCAAATTATATCGTGGCAGCGGAGTAACTCCTGCTGGCACTGACTACCCATACTATGTTCAAGGTGTGGCCTATGGAGGAGTTGGTCGTGACAACACCGACGTATTCCCAGTTAGAAGCAGCAACTACACTGACTTCTTGAACAATTATGGCGTTTGGAATCAAAGCCCAACGTCATCAAGTTTTGACCGTACCTACAGTTTTTACATCGCAAAAGAAGCCAGCTATCAATTCCAAGCAGCAGCTGACAATGGAGCTCAGGTATTTGTTGACGGAGGCATAGTGATTGACATGACTCCTGCTAATCGAGACAACGGAACCTACTGGCAACGCAATGGTCTAACAGCCACTAAAAAACTGGGTGTGGGCATGCACACTCTTAAAATATCAGCTACCAATCTAAATCTACAAGGTGCTTTTGCTTTGACCATCACAGAAGTTGGCACTCAAAACATGGTGTTCAACTCAAGACGTCCACCAGTGCCCAGTGGCAGTCCACAGGGTGGTGATGGACTGATTATTTTAGAGTTCAAAGGCGGTGAAGGCACTGCAAAGGTCAAGGTCAATAACGCTTGGAAACAGATCATAGGTCAGTGGGTAAAGATTGACGGTGTGTGGAAACGTATCGCCGGCAGTGCAGTCAAGGTCAACGGAGTATGGAGATCACTGTTTGGCTCTGTGCCTATTTCAGTAACAGTTGATCCCAATAACTTTGGTGGACCTCCAGCACCTGGCATACCAACTGCACCCCCTCCTCCCAGCAGTGGAGGTGGAGGCGGTGGTGGTGGATGTAAGATTATCTGCAACAAGTTGGCTGAAATGGGCTTCTTTGATCCCGAAATGAACGACGCAGATCAAAGATTTGGTATGCTGTTAAGAGACACTGATCCAGATGCCTACAATGGTTATCTACGTTGGGCAGGGCCAGTGGTTGATCTACTGGAAGGTGGCGGTAGTGCTACGTTTAGAAAGATTGTATTCCCGTGGTTGAGGGATGAACAGGCTCGACGTGACCTACAGATCAAAATTGTAGCTCACTATCTAGACGGTATAGCAAGACCCTGGGCAGAAGAAATGGCATATAGAATGAAAGCCCGCGGATATGAAAAGTCCAACCCTGCAGGTAGGTTCATTATGAATGTTGGTTTGCCAATGTGTAGAATCATAGCCAAATTTGGCCGCGGCAAGTCTATGCCAATGTGGGCCAAGACAGCGGTGATTTGGGGCACAACAACTGTGCTGCTGTGTATCATTACAGTGATATCCGGCACCGACAACATAATTAAGCGTATCAAGAAATTTTTGAAACGAGACTGAAATGGGAATCAGTATACAGGAGTTTTTGGCAGGCCGTGAGCCTTGTGCAGTATGCGAAGAGTCAGGTGATCAACATCATTGCATCACTGAACTACTGAGTAGAGTTGACAGTTGTATACTCTACAATGCCATGGGTCTGAATCAAACATCAGAAATACTCAATGACACCGCGTTGCTGCAAGAGTTGAGATCGGTTTCGAACCCCACTCAGGTATTAGATTATTACATACGAAGTCAAGCTATTACAACGGACATCAACTCTAGGCCCAATCGTGAAGACATTTGGAATCACATTTATAATCAGTACATTCCACCTATCTTGACCCTGTTACGCGATAGACAGCGCGAAGCCACAATGAATGCCATCATGGCACTGGTCACAGAACTAGAACGCAGCTACGGTGTTAAACATTAAAGCTTGAACCACAGCCACAGGTGGTAGTGGCGTTGGGATTTTTGATTGTGAAGCTGGATCCATGAATGTCTTCAACATAGTCAATGTTGGCGCCCTGAAGATACTGAGCACTCATTGAGTCTACCAAGAACTTGATGCCTTGAATGTCTAGATCCCAGTCATCTTCGTTTTGAACTTCATCAAAAGTAAATCCATATTGAAATCCAGAGCAACCACCGCCTTGTACAAACACACGTAGTTTGAGATCTGGATTGCCTTCTTCTTGAATTAATTCACGTACTTTTTGCACACAGTTTTCAGTTACATTCAACATATATTTTTACTCCTTATGATTTCCAGGGCCTGGTTAATTGCATCAAAATCTACATCACAATGATCACTAAACAAACCAGGCTGTCCTTTTATCTGCCCTCGTATGCCGCGATCACACACAGCGTTGTATTGTGTATTTAAATCGTTTAGTGTGTCAAGACTATTGAACACAAATCTGTTTTGTATCATGGTTTTTCCTGACCTAAGATACCTATACCAGTTGCCTAGGAGTTCATATTCACTAAACCAACGTATCATGCGATGTTGACCAAATGGCTCAAGTGGCACATGATCAATGATGCAGGTCCAATCCTGTTGGATGGTTTGTCTGATACGCTCTCGACACTGATACCAATCAGACGCCAACACAGGCATGAATTCAGTAACAAAGCTTGCTGTGGTCTGTCTCTTGATACCTAGCACGTTTTCAAGTGTTTGGTAATATCCCTGATAATGATACTGTTCGGGCAGCACAAAATGACACAATTGACCTTGATCATAGTATTGATACTCAGCTATCAAGAAGGTGTCAGGATCTTGAATCAAAAAAACTTGACTTTGGATACTGTCCAGTGCTGCTAGCTTTAGAGCCTGTTGCTTCAGCCAACCAGCTCTGAAATTTTTTGGATCTTGCCATTTTGCTATGCCAGGATATTGAACAATCAAATCATCATCTGCTATTACCACAAAGTTCAACGCAGGAAAGCTATGTGATATCGTATCGGTAACTGCCTGGACAGGCAAAGGAGTTATGATAACTGTGCAGTTGGGTCTGGGATCAAGCAAATGATCATGATGTAGTGACAATATCAAATTGCCCAATCTCTGTGGGCCAACTGTTATGATCCTGGTGATCACAGTCGATCGCTGATCACGTCCCAGTTTATGATACGCCAGATATTGTCAAGATAGCGTTGCTTGTCGCTTTGGTAATCCAGTGCCCAGGCATGCTCCCACCAGTCTACTAGCAATGCGATATCCGTGCGGACTTGGTGGTTGGGAATAGTTTTGATTTCGCCCTGAGTGGAGAGATATATCCAACCCGAGCCCTGTATAGCCATTGCTTTTTCCGTGAATTGATCTTTGAAATCTTCATAGGTTTTAAATTTTTCTTCTATCAGCGTGGCCACTGCACCGCGGGGACGGTTGGCTGCTTTTGGCTCTCGGAATTGAGGGAAGAATCGATTATGTAGAAAACTACCAGCACGATTAAAATTAGCATTACCTTCACCGGCGTTATATCGTTTTGCATATCCCTTGGCCAAGTTTTCATAATGATAATCAAGAGTCTCTGCACTCATCACAGGCTCAAGATCACGTACACCATAAGGCAACGGTGTAGTCTCTAGTTTAGCAGGTCTAGTGCTTGCTTCCAGCAGGTCTAGCGTTTGTCTTAAATGCGGCAAGGTGTCCATATACCTATTTATCGGCGTCTTACTATACGTCCGCGGCTCACATCATAGGGGCTGAACTCTATCTCTACCCTGTCGCCCAACAGCACCTTGATGTTGTGTTGACGCATTTTACCTGATATCACACCCATGACCAAGTTTGGTGCATTGTCCAACTTCACTCGAAATGTAGCATTGGGCAAGACTTCCACGATCTCGCCCTCCATTAAAAAAGTTTCTTCTTTAGCCAATCTTGAACTCTATTCTTTTCAATCTATCCCATCTAAAACTGCGCCATGCAGCTTGATCCATGTCCCATACAGCGCATACATCTTGGTTGACTTTTTTAGCAGGTTTTTTGATTTCTGCTATGTCACCGCTGCCTGGGTCAACTGCTATTTCTTGATACTTTGCACCAAAAGCACTATTTAACGTACAGTTCATAACTCTAGTAGAACCATCGCTTTTTACAAACTCAATCAGTACAGGTCCATCCCATAGAAGACCTTTAAAGAATTCGCGAAACTTTTCACGCTCTGGTTCAACTGCCTCACTGTAGTAGTTACCTGGTGTGCCCTGCAGGCGATTCCACATACTCTGTTGTTCAAAGTTCATTTAGTCCTCTAGTTCAATAATTTTGGGTTGATGACCGTTGGCACGAGCTTCGTAGCCAATGTAACCGCGTGGATTACACACCACACGAGTTGATCCAATTGTGTAGTCAAAATCATCGTGCATGTGACCATGTGTCCATAACTGAATTTCTGGATAGTCTAACATCACGTTGCTAAGATCGCTGGCATAGCAACCATTCATCTGGTAATCATGTTGGTACTTGTCATGAATACTGAGCATGCTGGGCGCATGATGTCCTACAACGATCACACGGTTGTTGTTGATATCCTGCGCTCGACGTTGATCCAGTGTGTTCTTCAACCATTTCACTGTGCTGTCATGTTCGCTGAGTGCATCCGTGGGCAGGAATTTCCAGTTACCTGTGCGGCGTCCTTTCACACTATGCTTAACTGCTTGAAAGTCACGCATCATGTGCTCGGCTGATTGCAGAGTTAATGGATCTCTACGATTAAAATCAGTCCACAAAGTGCCACCAAGGAAAGTATATCCGTGGAGTTCTACCTGGCTTTGATTTAAAAAATGCACGTTGCGCAGGTTAAGTCTGTGCAACATGTCTGTAATGATTTCGTGACTGCGACTGTAGTCGCCATGATAGTGTTCATGATTACCCATGACATACACCACATCACGATACCATAAACTGGCTTCTTGAAAAAATTCTTGATACATTATGCCACGCTTGGCACGTTCAAATCCTGAATGTGCGTCTGCGTCCCAGCCCCCGGGTATTTTGCCAACAGCACGAATGTCTTCTGCCACACAGATATCACCGCTGAGAATCAGCACATCCGCACCATGTGGGTTGTCTATGGCGTAGTCACCAAACTCTAGATGTACATCGCTAGTTAACGCAATTTTCATTTATATCCATTGGAATGTAAGCGGGCCAGCCAGTTAAAAATAACAATCTATCTTGCTCGTGTGTAAAATTAAAATCCATGAAGTCTACATTGGGTGATGTGGTGTATCTATCACCGGGCAGGCCAAATACTTCAACAACACGTGACAACATGTTGGACCAATTTGGCCAACCAGCCAAAGTGGGATGATCATAGTTTATTCTAGCTCGATAGATCATCTACGCATCCTTGCAATGTCCTTGGCATCGTCGTCACTGAAGATAGGCACAGCATTGCTCTTGTGCATGGTACCTATGCCCATGATCTTGGTGCCTGTGTATTTCTGCGGCGCCTTGGTAGTAACAGCACCTTTCACACCTGTGTCAACGCTGGGTAGCCTTGCAGTATCACTACCGCGATGATTGAGACTATAGTCCTTGAGAGGCTTGAATGCTGTGCGTGGCATACGAGGATCAGCTGGCACACGTTTTGCAGAAAAGTTGGGCGCAAGTTTTGCCCATTCGGCCTGCTTGTTATCCCACTCAGCCTTGAGTTCGCGCTCTCGGCGAGCAGCGTCAGCACTTTGATATCGACGCTTGCTGCGCCGCTTGCCTGTAGTAGTAAGCCAAGGACCTTCAAGATGCATGCTCATAAACGGTCTCCAAAGTAGTACATCATACCGTTATTATAGCATATCCAAAATTTGTGGTCAAGCGGATTTCTTGGTCTCTAGATCTTGTATGCTGCGCTCAATAGCAGCACAAAGTTCACGAGCAGTTGCACGATTCATAATGAAATCGCCCTGTCTTGTGGCATGTCCTGTGAACAACACACGCCAGGCTTCCATTACTCGGTTGAAACCGGACTTCCAAAAAGGCACATAGATGTCCTTGTAGAAGGTCACAGTGATATCGTCGCAATCTAATTCGGGAGTGACTTCTACCCAAACATCAAGATCATGTTGATTGCTTAAACAATCGCATGCTAGTCTAAATGAGTGAGCATCTCGCCATTCACCAGTACGCATGATATTTTTTACGGGTTGAGAAGTAGTGTCCATGCAAACATGATAATTGAAAAAACGTGAGCCGTCAACCTAGAGTTTATCGGAAAAAGATCATGGCCATAAACAGGCTCTGCAACATGAATCCCACCGATATCACAATAGCGATTAGATGATTTCGGACCACCAAACTCTGACAGAACATTGCAATCAAGCCTGCCCATACCAATACTACCATGTCAAGCATTGGCATTCGGTCAGTCCATGCCATCATCACACTGAGCAAACTAGGCAGTGTGGTGGCATGTAGCAATATCACTGTGAGCAGTTGCAGTGCTGTGGAACTTATGTGTGGTGTGTGTTCACGCAACCACTGTAGACCTTGATCAGCACTGAACTGCAAGTTGATTTGTTTGAGTTGATCCAAAATTTTCATCATGTCGCCTGTTTCTTAGGGTTGTAAAAGATGTGCCTACCAATCTTGATGATTGGCTGGTGCGGCCACCTGGGGTTCACGTAGTCGGCATGATAGTACATGGCATTTTTCAAGCTAGGTAGTCTGAAACCTTCCAAAAGAACTTTCTTGGCGGCTTCACGGCTTTCCTCCCACATCGCACGATTGATCGGACGATTCTGCTCACTTCCATCACAGAGCCAACTAAATTGACATACTACAGTAGAGTGGAATACAGTTTTTTGAGAAATAACCTGGCAGACATCTTTGGGGAACAACCCACTGGCTGCTCGATTCATTACTACCTGTGCCACAGCGATTTTTCCTTCTGCCGGTTCGAAAGCAGCTTCATAATATATGTTTCTGGTCATGCAATTGACCTGACGGTCAATGTCTGAAACAGAAGTCTTATGAAGGTTCTCGCTGCTATTTATATCCTTGTACTTGATATCAACTGCCCACTTAACAATGTTGAATGATACCAACAGTGCCAATGCGAACAGTACGGTTCGTATAATTGTAGCCATATCTAAATCTCCCTTTGGGGATACCCACAAATCTGATGATGTGTTACTTTTCTCAGTCATAAGCATCCTTGAAAGTTTTTCATGGTAGTTTTATATATGGTGCAGATAAAGTAAGATATACGTAGATAAAACTAAAAGTAGTATATTACTTGAGATTGAATTATTTGTCAAATCTGCACACCGGAATTGGCCTCATTTTATGCAGGTTTTGGCGCCGTAAACGGCGATATTGCTGCAATTTAGCCAAATCGGATTGAGAAACTGATCGACGAATTTTCTTTTTGGGCTGCTTATCCAGCTCCATCATGCGTTCAAGCTCAGCATAATCCATGCCAAGTTGATCCCGATCAGTGCGACCATCAGCCCAAAGTCCATCAGTGGGTTCGGCCTCGATGATTTCCTTGAGAACGCCTAGTTCGCGTCCCATGTCCCAGACCTCGGTCTTGAGACAGTCTGCAATGGGGCTAATGTCAACACCACCATCGCCATACTTGGTGAAGAATCCCACACCAAAATCTTCTACTAGGTTACCTGTGCCCACAACAATGCCAGAATTGGCCTGCGCCAATTGATACAGTGTCATCATGCGCAGTCTTGATCGACTGTTAGCATAGGCTAATTCGTCACTGAAAACTCTAGTGGCTGTTTCAAAATGTTCAAATGTGTCAGTCAAATCAATATTGTAATGATCAGTGTAGGTAAAGTTACTCAATAACCAAGAGCAATGAGCAAGACTGAGTTTATGAGTGTGTTCACTTTGCCTAATAGGCATGCTCACAGCCAAAGTGTATATACCGGTGTGAGCACACAGGGTTGATACCACAGCCGAATCAATGCCACCACTGACACCAACTACCAATGATTTTATGTCATGTTTTTTGGCGTAGTCTGTGATCCACCTAACTATGTGTTTGATTCGTTGCTTGGTTTTCAACTAGGTACCTTTTTGTTGGTTTCTTTCAGCTTGTTAAAGGTTGCAAGCTTGTCTTGAATGCGTTTTTGAACACGGCGATATTTATTGCCAAGATCACGTAGTTCTTTCCAATCTGCTTCTAGCTTTTCGTCGCTGTCTAGCAGTCCAAGCTGTGCTTCAATACGCTCAAGACTTTTCATCACACTTTTGCCATTGATTTCTAAATCTTGAGCATGTACCTGCATCACACCTTGATTGGGCCAATTGTAGCCTGTGCCGGTACCGGTGGTTGTCCAGGTATGATGGGCGCCGCTAATAGTAGTGTTAGAGTGCGAACCTGCGCCGCCCCCAACAACTGGGGTAGTATATACGATTCCAGATCCACCTCCACCACCTGATCCACCTGATCCACCTAACACTGTGTTTTGTGTGAGTTGACTGAAATCAATAGTGGTAATTTGACTTGTTGTCAGAGCAGGAATCTGCATGCTCTGCAGAGAGTTCCAATCGATTGAATCAGTGTGCCAAAGACTCGCAAATGTGTTTGCCTCAGGCTGTTTAGCAGGTTGGTAGTTGCTTAGGGCTGCTTTTAGTTCGGCTAGTTTTTCTTCTTCAGTGTCCATGTTCCATCCTTGTTGTCAATCCATTCAATGACGTCGCCTTCTTTCCAGCCCAGTTGTTCGCACATTTCTAGGCCAAGGTCAATCATTATCTCCCCAGGATTGTCGGGGTCTTCCACCAAGGTCCGAACAAATCTTTGTTCGCTATCCATGGTCATTCTCGGTCACCTGTGAGTTGCAACAGAGCTGCAAAAATATTGATATAGTTAATATAGAGACTTAGTGCACCAAACCATTGTAGTCTTTCAACACTGTCATGATCCGCTGCCCAGAACTCATCACGAATACGATTCATGTCATAGGCAGTGAGTGCTAGAAAAATCACCACTGTGAGCACATTGATAACCAACTGCAAGGTGCTGCTGGCAAAAAAGATATTGAGTAGGCCTGCCACAATTAATCCAATTACACCGGCCATGAGCCAGGGTCCAAGACCTTGTAATTCTCTGCGGGTAAAATATCCCCAACCTGCTACCGCTGCAAAACTTATTGTGGTACAGGTCAAAGCCTGAGCAATACTCGCACTGGTGTAGGTGTGAAACAACAGACTCAAACTAACACCCATGGCAGCAGCAAATCCAAAGAACCAAGCGCGAAGCTGTGCAATATCCATGGTGTCCCCTCGCCAGGCCAGGTACAGACTCAAGACCAATGGCAAGAAAATCAACACATAGCCAAAGAAACCAGCAAACAGCACAGGAACCAATCCCAGTCCGGACAGTACCGCTGCACACAGCATTGTGGCCAAAATACCAGTGGTCATTCTAGCCAACACTCCAGCTACTGCGGTGTTGAGATGTTCGGCACTGGAAACAAAAGTGTTCATAGATATCTCCTTGACGTTAAATTTCCCAGACGTGTGGTCCGGATTTGGCCACTGCAAAGTTCAAATAGGTTTCAATCTTGTCTAGATCTGCTCTTGATTTCAAACTCACAAGTTCGTTGGCAAAATGCAGTTCAACTCCTAGGTCCAAGGCCAAATTCAAGATTTCCAAACGACGTTGTACATCATCAGTCAAACAATACATGCTGCACAACACAATACCGTCTGGACGTTCTTTGATATACCATTCCAGCCCAGGTTGCCAGTCCATGTGTTCGTTTTCAAATTCATACGAAGTGTAGGCAATGCGATTTTTCACACAGTAGGGTTCGATCACTGCTCGTTGCATGGGCAAGGGTATGTGTTTGCTGAAAGCACTGTTCCAACCTGCATAGGTTATGAATCGAGCACCTGTGTAGTCTTGCACAGCAGCCACTTCGTAGTCACCAGGCAGGCGCATGAATCCACCGGGTAGTCTACGACCCCACTCTTCACCTTCTATGAGGATGCGCATGTCCATGCTCACACGAGTGTATCCTTCTAGATTGTTTTTGTTGCCATGCAGATGTTCTTGGAAGAACAAGTGACTCTGACCAGGACTTAGAGTCACTGGCCAGGCATACTTCAGGCACTCGTCCTCAAACCTGTCAAGACTCCATTTTTCTGCCAACACTCTCTTGGTTATGTCTCTACTGATATCCAGATCCAACATCCACATGGTATTGGTGCCTCGTGCTTCGGTAAACGGCGTCCAGATAGTTCTGCAGCCGCGACCGTTGCCAACAAAAATACCCTGATGAAAAGCCAACCTGCGTCCCACGCTTTCTTGATTGGGAATTACCACACGCAGTGTGCCCTGGCGTTGAATCATATAACGTCGATTACCTATGCGCTGTGGCACGCATTCCGCTGCAAACGCATCAAATCTTTCCATGAAGTCTCTACGACTGCAGGAGTTCTGCACATGATTGCTCACACGCAGTATTTCTGCTGGATCAAGAACTTCATGCAGGGTTTCTAGTTCCTTGACCTGTGGTGCTACTTCTTGAATCACACCTAGTGCCCAGGCAGGCCAGTTGTAGCGTTCAAGATCGTAGTTATAGATTTTGTTGTTCCAGTGTATCTGGGTATCAGAGAGCTGGGTCATTTTATTTTGCCAGGGCTTCTTTTTCAGCAGTGATTTCCTTGCGACGTTCTTTGATCGCTTTACTGAGTTCTTGCAAGGCCTTGCGTGCTCGTGCTGCTGAAGCCTTGATACCTTTCTGAGAAAACTTTTCGTTTTCAGAAATGTAGGTTTCAAATGCACGTTTAATGATATCGTGGTTTGTTTCTTCCATGTGGATCTCCTTTGTAAGTTGTAAGATTATATACGCCTTGCTGCCAACAAGTCAACAATTATGGCTAGCAATAGATGTGACGACGATTCCAAACGTCCCATATTATGACTTCGTCCCAACCATTGTTCCAGGTAGTACAAAATCGGTCATATGTATATCTATCAAAGATCTTCATACGATTGCCTTCAACATGGAAAGCATTGTGCGAGGAAGATCGTGCCCACTCGCGTAGCTTGCGTTCAGCACTGGCGTCGCGATAGATTATAAGATACAGAGCTTCAGTGGTATTGTAAGTCAATGCAGTTGATTGGATGACAAAGTGGGATTCATCAGTGTGTCTAGATTTTCCACGCTTTCGTCAAGTTCAAAAACGGTGTCGTCGTAGTTTGCTGCTGTGTCACTTGGAACACCAAACAAGCGCATCAAGGCACCTGCTGAAACCTGTTTGACACCATTGTCATACAATACCAATAACACTTGATGCATAGCGGTTTTGATCCGTTGTTCAAGGATGTCTTCGATCATAGTAATATTTATTTAGATTCTACGTATCAACAGCCAATTTTCGGTATGCCAAGGTGTTTGGTTGTTGAGGAACTGTGCCCAGGGCTCGTGATCATACATGGTAAGATCTTGAACCTGACAATCTTGATCTAGTGCATAGGCCACCATGGGATAGCCTAATAGTCTGTCATGACTGGTGATCATGATACCACCAGGCTGCAAACATCTTACGCCCCATTTTGCTGCATGCCAACGAGCATCACGACCAGCTTGTGTGTAGGTGCGACCAATGTCATTTTCAATATAGGTAGCTGGTATCTCGGTAACAAGCTGTAGGGCATCAATGCACCACACATTGGGCAGTTGCGTTCGATTAACTAGGTCAATACCCATCACACGATCTTGGCCCCAGTGTTGATTCATGGCCTCAAGAGTATAGCCCCATCCCACACCTAGCTGTATCTTGATACCATGATCTGGTACCAACTCACGGGCTAGATTTTCAAAAAACACAAAGCTTTTGTACTGGTGGGGAGGATCGTGATCTTGGTATGTGTCCACGTACTGTTGTTCAGTTGGATCACCTAACATAAAATTACTTAGTCGCAGATTTTACAGTCAAATAAAAAGGCCCTTGCGGGCCTGTGCAAACAGCACAATGACTTAGGCCATTTCTTTTTGTTTGCTTGTGGCAGCGGTCTTGGCCTTGCCACCGGTTTTAAGAGTAACGCTGACTTCGTCCTTGCGGCTAACGCGACTCTTTTCAGCGATTTTGTTGGCTACAACATAGCCAGCATCGCCTTCGGTGATACCAATTTGCTGCAAATATTGCAGTGCTTCTAGCTTGGTCATGGGACGCGGCAGTTCCACCAAGTTTACATTGGTGCAGCCTGCTTTGTTTAGGATTTTGATACGAGCCACCAAGTCATTGGCAAAGCGTGCCTTGACAGTGCCATCAGGATTGGTTGCGGTACCAGCTACAGTGAACATTTTTTCAGTTGCCATGATGTTGCCTTTCTATTAAGCCATAAAGTTGTTTAAAGTGCATGCCAATTTCTCAGCATACCCATATTGTAGCAAAAAGAGATTTAATGGTCAACCTTTTTTTGCTGTTTGGATCCGGTGGATTTTACCAGTTTTTTCTGGGCTCCAGCCAGTTCCAAATCCTGCACCCGTTTGCGTAGTTCGCGGTTTTGCTGGCTCATATGCTCAAAATTACGCCAACAACGCTCGAACCGCAGATCATAGATCTTTTGATAAGCTCTAAGTGCTTCTATAGCAGTATCAACGTCTATATGGGCATTTTCCACATCGTCCAGGGTTTCACCAATGTCATTGGTCACAGACCAACAACGAATGATTTCCTGTTCTAGATCAAAACTGTCACTCATTGAGCAAGTTCCTTGCTCTCTGTTTTGATTTTGTTTACACCGTGATCTAGAATTCGAGCCACGCCTGTGAATCCCACTGTGGCCACTACCAGACCAAAAACAAATCCTATCACAAGATTTTTCATACCAATCTCCTTACCAGCTTGAGTTATAAAATACTCGCAGTCCCATGAACAGTTCGGTTCGAGCCTTGCGCACAAATTCTAGGTCCTGCTCACGGTAATAATCATCTGCATCCGAGCCAAAAAAGAATCCTGAAGTTGGTGGCAATTGATTGTTTTTGATGTCGTGCTCCAACTGATCAAGATCTTCCCAGGTCAGCTCTAGTTCAATGCCATTGAATGCAGGATCCTGAGCAGGATCAGTGTTTTTGCTGCGCCACAGTTCTTCCATCCAACCGTGCAGATTGGGATGCTTGCGCCAGTAGGCAATTTCACGAGATGCATGATCATCGGTCCAATGCTGTGATGGCTTTGAAGCCACATACGCATACATGTCCAGTCCCATTTACTTGTCCTTTTTCACACTGGGTTTGGGAAATTTACTACACCATATACACCTAGTAGAACTTACACCATAAAAATACAAACCTGTGTCAAAGTAAGTTCTAGCACAACCTTGACAGTCAAACTTTTGCATGGGAGGTCCATATGGACCATCAACGGCCTGCTGTTGTTTGGTACCAAGATCACCAGTGATAGGTCTAGCGTTCATGATGTTATTTTCACCTGATCTGGGTTCATTGGGTTACCATAAAATCTATGTCCTATGCGTCGTATGGTCTCGGCCATGTGCTGCGGTGAAGCATCAAAGGCCTCCCGAATGTCATCTACTGTTATGCCCTGTTGCACTGTGATCACATAGATTTCATAATGGCGTTGCGGATTGTACTGTGCTCGTAATTTCCAATGCAGTAGATTAGGTGGCACGGGTAGGTTTTTTGACTCCTCGCCCCGGAGAACTGCCCAGGTGCGTTTTTTATCAATGTCGCTGATGTTCACCGCCGACTCTAGTCCGTAGCAGTCCCACATCAATGCAATTGTATCTGTGCTCATTTTCTATTGGTAAAAATTGAAACACCTAATTTAGGCAAAGGACCCGAGCTAGCAGCATGCAGTTGTTCTCTTGGAAACACAATCACATCACCCGGTATCCAAGGCACATAGCAGTCAAACTCTAGGCCTTCTAAATCATCATAATCAACATGCTGCAAGTATCTATTATAGACATTCTGATTAAAAGGTCGACCAGAATAACCCTGAACCTGTTGGTAATCTGAAACCACTTGATTTCTTAGTTCACCATTGGGCTGGTAAAGATCCTGTGTGGGCTGAGTTTTTTTGGTAAACTTGCTGCATCTAGCAGTCCAAAAGTTTTGGAAAAACACAGTTCCAATGTCTCCCTCAACTGCCAATGGAATGATCACTCCTTGATAGATGCGTTGATGTTGTTCACCTAGACCGCTGTCAACATGCACACCGAACCTGCTGGTAAGGTTGTGGAAAAACTGCACCATTTCAACTTCATATGCATCAGAATGCACATAGCGTATCACTGGTTCCAAGAGATGTCGTGGCCAATTCTCCTGGTTCCATTTTGGTGCTTTGCTCACACAGTCGGGTCTACTATCAGTGAGTTGGTCCGGTTCTTCGAACCATGCCTGGAGACCAGTTCTCACTGACTCGGGCACAAGATTCTTGTAAACAGTCACTGGTGGTATCACTCTTGAATTCCAAAATGGTCTTTGATATTATCAATACAATCGTCGGCACCTACTAGGTCAACTTGATCGCATAAGAACAAACATTGCTTTACAGTTTCCTTGATGCCATCCGATTGTCCGGCGATATAACCTGAACTGAAATGCTGGGCTTCGATGTCTTTCTCTAGCAGCTGAGCGAACCGTTCAAGACTATTCCTGTAGATATGACCATTGTATGCTGAACTGTCTGGTAACTCAATACCAGCCTGTTCGGCAAGTTGTTTAATTCGTTCGTTCATTCCTCAAACTCCAGATCAAACTCAGTAAACACAACTTCCTGCGCAAAGGCCAGGGCACCTTCCCAACCAGCGTCAAATAAATCTCGTTCAGGAGTCTTTTGATATTCTTTATCAATCACATCCACACAACGGCGTATAATTAGTTCGGCAAATCGATATCTATCCAGAACCGGCACGCCTAGGATGTCATCTGTGGCCTGACTAGCAAGTTCGTCTACTAGCAATTTGTTCATGGTTATCCTGTGAGTTTGGCCACGATAGCAGTGGCCTCAAGTTGATGTGTTTGGCTGCGCAGCATGTCAAGTTCAGTCTCAAACTGTTCTGCGGGCAAGCTCATTAATAGTCGCTGCACTGTACTAACCATCCAGCCTGCTTCGTAAGCATAGCCACTGTTACTCTGTCTGCAGGCTCGGCTGAATTCACGCAGCACCTGGCCTGCTTCTTCCCACTGATCAAGTTTATTATCTACTGGCATTTTCTTCATTTACCTTTACACATTGAAAGTTCCATAAGCCATGATTGTCAATTCGTTGCACTCTAAGACGTTCTAGTTCACAGTCTGCGGCAGTGAGATGATAGGCCCGAATGTCGCCATTGGGAAGATTCATGGCCTGACCAGATGCTGTGACCCAGGCTACTAGCACATAAACGATTCCGTTCATTATTCCATACCTGGCAGTTGTGATACTGCTTGATCAAACATAGCATGATTAAGTTGTTGTTCTAGCACATTGGCTCTAGGATTGTAGTCTTCTGCGAGAATAAAAGCCAGACGTTCAATACTGGAGTTACTAAGCAGTGCGATTTCGTTGGCTAGAATTTCCAAGCGATCCATTAGTTATACCCCACTTCGTAGTTTTCGGGTTCCAGCATGTCAGCTTCAAGCACCGCGTCATGATAGTTAGTGGCGCCTAGCAAAATACTCTGTCCTTGATAAAAGTTGGCCATGTATGAGCCCGACACCGGATCGTACTCTACACTGATAAGAAAGTTTTCCATTATGCTCTCCCGTAGTAATCTGCGTCCTGGTCAGCTGATTGTTCAGCATATTCTTTTGGCACTGCCATGTCTAGTACAGCCTGCACTTCTGCGGTACTGATCTGCAGGTTCATGGCAATGTAGTCAGCGGTTTCATCTGAGAATCCCCAAGGATCGCCAATCTGCTCTGCCATGCGCATGATGTCTATTGCTAGGTTTTTCATTTTGCCCATATCAATCCCACCTTTTCTTGTCACCAAATTGGTCATTGTGCTCATAACCTGCCAAATATTCTGCACGTTCTTCGGCAGTAAGGTCTTCGATTTTTTCGCCGTTGCCGGTACCTTGCGGCCACCAATGCGGACCACGCGGACGACCGTAATAACTGTCTGCCGAGCCACGATCCCACAAGCTACCATGACGGCCACGATCAAACTGCGGCCCTTTTAACAAACGCATCAGTTGCTCTTGACTAACACTTTCTTGCATTGTTTGCTCCTTGTTTTTACTGTACCAATATTATAGCAAATGGGTATTTTTTGGTCAAGCGTGATTGTAGCGGCCTGTGAATTTTGCAACAGCACTGTCGCTTTTACCTAAATGCCTACTACCCGGAATTTTATGCTTTGGTGCTTTGTTGGGTTTGCAGATTGTAACTTTAACATTATCGGTAGTTACAAATTGTGCAACAATCATTCGATTACGCATTTTGCTACTCCTTGATAGTTACTGTACCAATAGTATAACAAATGGGTATTTTTTGGTCAACCGCGGACCAAGTCAAAGATACTGTTCTGTAGATCTGCTACTTCGTCCGCAGGTACGTAGAAGTCAGTCCTAGGATCCCAGTACTCTCCGGCTCTTGGATCATAGTACAGTACTCTGCCATTGGGATAATGAAATGGACCTTCCAAGCCCTGGCGTGGGCCATGCTCCTGGCCATGTTTGAACACACGATAGCTCATGTTAGGCCTCGGTTGTGTTGATGTTGCAGGCAGCAAAGAATCGCTGCTCGTTGAATTTGGGGTTGGCTGCTTTGCAGGCCGATGCCACTGCCACAGCAGCATTCAAACGGCAGTGTGGATCAAGCATGGTTGAAATATAGTGGGCGAGCAGTTCAAAGTGTTTCTTAGACATACTGTGGCTCCTTGTTGTTTACTGTACTGCTATTATATAGAAACGGAAATTATTGGTCAACCTGCACTAGGTAAGTGCTGACTAACCCACGATTTCTGTGCTTGGAATGCCGCTGATACTGTGTAGCATCACGGTGACGAACCGCGCGATTGTGATCGTTTTTAGCGACCAAATTGCGGGGTTTTGGTAGTGTGATTTTTGTTTTCATACCGTAATTATACGGTCTGGGGATTATTTGGTCAACCTTGACCTGTGGAGCCAACAGGCACCCAGCCTATACGCAGCAGATCCTGCCGGACTTCATCTGTGATTAGTCCTTCGCTGACAAAGTTATTATTATGGTCTTGTTCAGCCTCAGAATCACTCAACATCATGCCTCTGCGGATGCCCGAACAATACCAGTCTATGTAGTCACCTTCCTGACGAATATGAGCCACGATACCTCCAGCATACCGCCAGGTGCATCCCCAGGTTTGATCTTTTAGTATGGGCCAGACTTCATTGCGTTGGAACTCATTGTTGCACAGAGCCGCATAGAAGTTCTGAGCATAGGAAGTATTGCTGCGAATCTTGGCACAGATCCAGTCACAGCCTTCAACATCATACTCAAGATTAGGATATTCAGATTCCATGATGTTTGGTGGGCCGGGAGAGATTCGAACTCTCTATCCCCCGATTATGAGTCGGACGCATATACCTAATATGCTTCCGGCCCTAACTCCATTTAAGAGCAAACAGTGTGGCAATGGTTGGATTTTTAAAATACACCGACCAGTTGCTGATTATGTAGTCTATTTTAACACTTTGTCCATGATCGTTCAACCAGTAATGGACATCATCCAAATTGTATGGTTCAATACTCATGCGCATGGGCACAACATGCACAAAGCCCTGCTCGGCCAATCTCACTGGATAAGGCCTGCTTAATGGATTGCTGTGATCAAGTCGGCTAGATTTGGTCACTAGTTCCACATTATAGCAATATGACTCGCATAGATTGCGTATTTTTTACGCATGCGAATTGTCAAACGATTTTCTGCTGCATCATTATTGGCCATGTACCACTGCCAGTCTGGTCCTTGGCGGCCTATCCATTGTTCCATGAACGGACGATAGTGATCATTTGGATCTGCACTGGGCACTTCAACACGTCTAGCACCAACATCATACCACCTTGGATCCGCGTATCCCACCGCTATAGGACCCGAAGGCCATTTTACATTGACTTCGATCCAGGGAACAAAGAACCACCATATTTTTTCTAACTTACTTAACATGACCACCTCAACAACCACCAAGTCATTTCTTGCCGATCACTGAATCCCCACCACTCTTCTTTGTCACTGGCGCTGTAACAGGACATACCACTGGCACAATTCCGTCTACACCATGCCCAAAACTTGGTTTTGGTTTCATTAGCGATAGATACTCTAATTGGAGATACTGACACAAACCACTGACAGCGAATTCCTGAGCTGTGCTCATAGGCCCATAGACCACTGCCGGGGTCTCCCAGCCCGGGCTTTACTGCGTTCCAATGTTTGATAAATTGTTCGCGATCTAATACTGTCACGACCACCTCAATGCAAACTCCATGGCATCAAGCGAATGCCTAAAGTGCCATTTCACTGCAAACTGCCAGTTGTCAAGATCCAACTCATTGGTATCAAATTCTTCATGCCATGCTGCATCGTTTCTATTTTGAGGCTGCAATCGGCCTATGCCGTAACGATTGGCTAGATACTCCCAGGCTTCAACATATGAACCATAGTCGCGAAAACGACTTATCACAAGGTAAGGATATTGACGTCTAAGTCGTCTACGTTGTCTGGCGTTCACGACCACCTCAACAAGTATAACAGATAATCTGATTGATTACGAAAACAAACATAGCCACGATTACGCCACCATGGCCGTCCCGGAGCGTAGCCAGTGTCTTCGCTTGTGTGGCCAAAAGTTTTCTTGCACCACTCAATTCTGGCGTATGCTTCTGGCATCTTGGCTCGATAATAGGTCATGACCACTTCAACAAAAACACAGCGATTTCTTTTTCATTACGAAAACGAAACTGATCAAATGAAGTTCGAACACCACAATTATTTTCTCTACACCAGGCGGCCACAGGCTCTAGGTGTTCATCGCGTAGTCCAGTGGGGGTCACAGCGCCATGATCATAGGCCATTCTAGCACACAGATAGAACGGACGCGAGTGTCTTTCCCAAACTAATTTCACAAATTCACTGCTTCCTTATGCACTGCAAATCTATACAGTGCATTACATTCCCAAAGGAATTGTTGACCAACATCCATGCTGACATAATCTACGCCTTGCATGCCCTGCTCGGTATATGAAACATCAAGTATGGCGTCGGGACTGAGACCAAAATGATTCTCCATACAGGTAAGGAATGAGTGTTTCCAGCCCATGTCCGAATATATCAATCCATCGTTGTCAACGTCCCATTCCTTAGGCTCAAAGTAAGCTCTAAGCTCACCATACTCACCGTTGTCGCTGACATAAGCCAGGGCCACACGATGAATTTTTACGGTCTTGATCTGGTTAGACCAGTAGCCGTCGCCGCTGGTCCGGGTGATAAAATTTACCAAACAATCAAATTTCATTGTATAATCCAAACAATAATTGCCAAGGTTATCATGAACCAGAACACTATAGTATCTCCACTATATCATGTATGGTCAGCTACTTCGCATTCAATGATCCAGTTGCGGAACTCGGTGAATTTGTCAACTTCTACACCTAGGCTTACCGCTTGATTTACAAAGTGTTGAAGCAGTGTGTTATACAGCTCGTCCGGCATGGTGTCTTTGTCAAATTGAATTTTCATGTGGTTGCCTCCAACTCTTGAATTTGCTTCCAAAGTTTACTACGCTGCTCGTCAATTTTGGAATTGGTCTCTTCGTCGAAACATCCTGCCTGCTCATCAAGATGAACCAGTTCGTTGTACAGCACATCTAGTATATATTGGTCAGCCATGCTATCTCCTAGGTGCCTGTCATTTCTTTGTGGCGTTTGAGAAACTCTTTACGGTGCTCTTCGCGGATCTTAACAGGATCCAAAGGCTCTGGAATACCAAAGATCTCTTCACGGCAGCGACGTGGGCTGATCACACCAACGATTATGACTATGATACCCATGAGCACCATCTTGAGTCGGTCGGTTATGAATTTCATGATTATTTCTGATCCATGATATAAGTGAACAGCACAAACTTGGCACGGTTAAGCTGTTGGCGAGCATCTTCGGCTCGCATGAAGTCAACTTCACCGTACTCGGTGTTAACCATTTCTTGTGCATCGGACATCATGCTGGCAACAACCATAGCGGGGCCAGAGAGCTTGAACGTGATGCTGGATTCGACTGCTTCGCGCATCTGCGCTTCGGTGCAGCCGTACATTGAAACTTCGCGGATTTCTTGGGTAGTAAGACCTTGGAATGCTGTTCTCATTTGCTGCTCCTTGTTGTTTAGTGTTCTTGTATTATAGGCAAATTAGGAATTTTGGTCAAATCTTTATTTTTTCTTGTTTTTTTGCTTTTTGTTAACTGTTGCAACTTCTTTAACTTTTGTTGCATTTTTCATAATATGGAACAAATCTGTTGCTTTTTTAAAATTGAAATTAGGGTGCCGGTACATGTAGTCTATTTTGCGTTCTAAAACTTGCAAAACTTCTAACAAGTCCATTTTTGTTGCGAAATCGCTAGCCATTAGTATGTTGTTAATATCATGCTTGTCTAGCATGTATTCTACCCATTTTGTTGTGGCAGGTATCTTGTAATATTGTACAATTGCTTTTTTGTTATTGGTTACATTGTACTTGGCGATATAACTGTGTGCAAACATATACGCTCCGGTTTATGTAATCACACATTATACGAAAACGGTGATTTATAGTCAACCGTTTTCGTTTTTGTGACAACCATGCACTATAGCAACACAGTGTGCCGCCAATAATCGCTGGCCGCTGCTACCCCGCTGCCTGGTTCCACATTGATGCCACAGTCCTGCATGGCCATTTCTGCACCCGAGATCGCTGCCATGAGATGTATTTCATTCATGTCACCCAGGTGCCCAATGCGGAATAGCTTGCCAGCGACCTTGCTCAACCCTGCTCCCAGTGACAGATTGTACCTGGTATAGGCTCTGCGGATCACATCTGCCCCGTTGATGCCTTCGGGTACCATGATTGCAGACACAGTGTTGGAGTACCACTCTGGAGATCGAGCGCAGAGCTCTAGACCCCATCCCTTTTGAACAGCAGCCCGAACACCTTCGGCAAGGAAAGCATGGCGACGAATAATGTTATCCAGGCCTTCTTCGTCTATCATCTTTAGCGACTCAATCAAGCCATACAACAAACTCAGTGCTGGTGTGTAAGGATAATATCCGGTGCTGTTGCTGTTAAGCATATCGTTTAGATCAAAATATGCTCGCTTGAGTTTGGCAGTATGGCGTAGTTCCAATGCCTTTGGGCTAGCACACAGGATGCCTAGACCAGCTGGCAGCATAAGACCTTTTTGTGATCCTGATACTGCCATGTCCACACCCCATTGATCGAATCTTAGGTCAATTGACGCCAGACTACTCACACAGTCCACAAACAGTAGAGCAGGGTGGTTGGTGCTAGCCAATGCGTTTCTAACCGCAGCCACATCTGATGTAACACCAGTGGCAGTTTCATTATGGCATACTAGCACTGCCTTATAGGCGTGTGTGGTGTCGGCCGCTAGTCGTTGTTGATATGTGTCAACAGGAACACCAGTACCCCATTCACAATCTACTACATCTACTTCTAGCCCAAGTCGGACGCACATGTCAATCCAGAGATGACTGAATTGACCAAATCTAGCGGCCAGCACTCGATCACCCGGGCTTAGTGTGTTTGTTATGGCTGCTTCCCAACAGCCGGTGCCTGAACTGGGAAACACAAATGGTGTGCCTGATTCAGTCTTGAACACTCGTTTGAGTCCGGTAGTGATTTGATGAGTAATACTAGGGAAGTCGGGCGATCTATGGTCCTCCATTGATACAACCATAGCCCGTTGTACGCGATCAGGAACGTTGGTAGGTCCAGGTACAAATAAAAAGTTACGTCCAGCCATGTTTTTTCCTTTCAAAAAAAGGCCAGTACATGGCTGGTTTGTTTTTATAGGTCGTCCTATACCATGTTAGGTTAGGCAATTATACACAGAGTCTTGACGTAAGTCAAGGTCTAGGGTTGCCTTTTACCATGCATCAGGCCAAGCTGCCACTCTGTTCAAACTGGTAAAATTAGTTACCATTTTTTTAGCAGCTTCGCTGAAGCCACGCTTGTGATAGTATATTTGCGCCAGTTCTGTGATCGCTTCTAGATCGGATCTTTCACCAACACTGGCTATCGTGGCCACAGTCAAGGGTCTGCCACGCAGAGAAGCAAAACCAAAGTCCCAAAAGTTTTGAATGATTTCTCGTCTGTTGGTTATTTTCTTACCAGACTTCACACTGTATACACCTTGGTGTTTGGCAAGAGCAAAACATCTCTTCCAAGTCAACAGTTGAGTCACAGCGCCCTGACTGCTGCGTTCAGAATATGGCCTCAAACGACTGATGCCCTTGTGATCGCCCCACTCTTCAAATTCTTCTCGCCACTCATCAGAATATAGATTTTTAGCAATTGATACCACGTCAGTGGTAGCAGCACCCAAAAACTGTATCTTGTGGTCGGTAAAAACCACATAGCTTTGTTGAAATTTTTCGCCTAATTTCAGTAGATTGTCAAGGTTCTCCGAACTTTCGCGGTTTGCCTGTTGACCAAGAGTAAACACAGTGAGCTGATCTGCTTCACGATTGTTTTGCCTACTCCATCCATATCGATCACGTTTGCCCACTGCCAATCTATAATTGGCTTGATTCACTGCATAGATGGTTTGATATTGCAACATAAAGACTCCCGACAATGGCGTTCAGATCAGTATACAGCTCTAGACATTTTTTGTCAATTGTGTTGTCCCCATTTCACTCGCAACCAGGCTCGTTCATGTACATAATGCAGAACGGTTAACACGATATTGGCCATGATTGCTCCACTCCAACCGGCCCAGATTGCTGTGACCAGTGTGGCAATGATTCGCCAACATACTGCCCTGGCTATGGTTCTTTTGTGCGATTCTAACAATTTTTTACCTCCATTAAAAAGCCCCTTTTCGGGGCTTATTTTACTAGGCTCAAAATCCAGTTGGTCAGTATACGAATCTCTTCATCGGTAAGCGTGGGATGAGCAGGCATTTTTCCTTTGCCATTTCTTATCACGTTTTTCACATGCTCAGGATCGTCTTTGTGTTTTTCTGCCACACGTGTCAGAGCAGGTGGGTAACTGATACCAATATGTTCAATGCTATGACAGCCCAAACATGCTGATTTTTTAGCTAGTGATTCAGCCTCATTGGCTAGTACAGAACTGCTGAACAACATTAAAATTACAACGTACTTCATTTGGTTAGTATTCCCAACTGTCTATATCCACGACTGGTAGGATGCACTCGATCAGGTGCAAGTTCTGGTATTGTTATAAACGTATCACCAAACTGTTTGGCTATTTTTTTCACTAGATCTTGCTTGTCTGATTTCACTGCTGGCACTATCCAGAACACCTGATCCGCTGCTACGTGAGTTCTCAATGCTATGAGTTCTACTTCGGTGTTAAGACTTTTGTAGTCATTGCTGCCCAGACTGATAATTGTGGTCCGGGCAGGCTTGACCTTTTTAATATAGATATTGTTCCAGTCTCGACTGTTTATGCCACTCTGTGCAAGAGTCACACATTCAGTCCTAACTTGACCAATGCCTTTGGCAATGCTATCACCTACTATCAAACAATCTAACACACAGTCCCCTGATCAGGATAAAGCCAGTCTTGGTTGATCAGCAAAGTCTGCGATCAAGCTATTTATAGTGCTCAAAGGCACAGGAGTGCTGTGCAGATAGTTTTCATGATCAACACCCACAGTCAACCCAGTGGTCTGGTTCTGTAGAGCAGTGATCATGTCTGCTGTGAGCTCAAAACGCAGAAAGTGTACAGCCGAAGTCTTAACATCGTTGCTGCGATCAAGATCTTCGTCAGCCACTGCATACACAGGCTGGTGTCCTTCTACCTGCAGGAACACACGATCCTCGATACCACGCAACAGCGCCAGCTGGTAAGCTCTCACTGTTGGGTCGCTATACTCAATGGTCATAGTGGCCTTGAGGTTTGAGCCTGTGGGAATCAAGGGATTGTAAGCATCAAGTTCATCTTGTATGCCTTGTTGACTGAAAGTGCGCTCGATCAACAGCATCTCTTGAATTTGGTATTGTACAGTGACGCGATCCTCAAAATGCAGAGTGACGTTTGCCCCCAGCTGAAGCTGCCTTTGCTTACGATGTTGCACTGCCCGGAGTTTGAATTCCGGGCGGCGAGCACTATACTGTTCTAACGAATATAGGTCTTGTGAGGTAAGCATTTTAGGCGTTCTCTGAACGATATGCGTCTAGGGTTTTCTTGAACTTGCCAGCATGGCTACGTTCTGCTTTGGCCAAGGTATCAAACCAGTCAGCGATTTCATCAAAGCCTTCGTCACGTGCATCACGTGCCATGCCTGGGTACATGTCTGTGTACTCGTGCGTTTCGCCATGGATAGCACTTTCTAGAGCTTGCACAATGTCACCAGCTGGCAGGCCAGTTTCTGGATCACCTGAACCACCTGCGATCAAGTATTCCATGTGACCATGCGCATGACCTGTTTCACCCTCTGCGGTGTGACGGAAGATGTTGGCTACGTCAGTGGCACCTGCGATGTCAGCCATGTTTGCGAAATACAGATAGCGACGGTTAGCTTTGGATTCGCCTGCAAATGCATCCTTTAGATGCTGTTCGGTTTTGGTTCCTGTTACTTTCATTTGATTTCTCCTGTAAAAAAAATGTTGCATTGCAATTATACAGATTATATATCATAACTGCAATCTATTTTTTTAGGTTTTTCCATTGTATTTTTTAATGGAATCAATACAAGTATTAAATTGCATTAGTGAATGCCAAAATGCTGATAATGACTGTCTAGGTTCCAGGTCACAGTGTCAATCGCCACCCCATCATGTGTTTCAACTTGGATGCCCAGAATTTGATAGCGTTGCCAAAACCAATAGATGTCAGGCGTGGTACTGGCCAGACTTTGACTATTGAGTTTCTTGTGGTTCTTTTTGCTCACAAGGCAGGTTGGGATATTTAAGGCTTCTCTAGCAGAGATACGCCCGTTTAACAGCAGATCTCTAGCCACAGCAGCAGGCAGCACATGTTCAAAGTCACACTTGGTATCAGGTTTGAGACCTAGCTCACGATAATGTGCTCCGATGTTTTCTTTGATACAGTAGCCATGATATCTACGCAGCACAAAATCAATGATGTCGCGTAGTAGTCTTGCGGTTTGATCCGAGGACTGCAACCTGCTATAGGTCCACACACAGATTTTTAACACACGCAGAGCAAATGTTTCGGTTTGAGCATAGCTGGCACCATCACGTTTGACTCTGGTGTATTTTACTTGTTTGAAACCCTGTAGGCGTTCTTGTAGCGATTTCATGTTTGTTTCCAATATTGTTCACAAAGTCGGCGGCAATAATTGCTGGCTTCTGCTTCACTTGGCAGCTTCAATGGACACTCTGACATCTTGGCCGCAGAATATCCATTGGGCAAATCTAACTTGTGAATACGAAGCTTCCGCTCAGCAATAACTAGCTCAATTTCTTTCATAAGGTCTTCTATGGGAAGTTTGAACATTTCAGTTTGAGCACTGCCATACTTTACATACTTGGCACCATATCTCCACAAACGACGTTTGAGCAGCTTTTCTAATACCCCTATATCCCAGGATTCTCCAAAATACACATGGTCAAGTTTGAACTTGTTCCAACAAAATTTTTGTCTTGCTCTTACTGCCGAATATGGTGTCAATGCAATGCCAAGTTTCCAAGCGTCTGGTTCACCAGTTAAGTCTTTGTGTAGGTAAAAAAAATGACTCATTACATACTCCTTAGAACAGATCAGTAGCAGCAGGAACAAAAACGTTGAAACTGTTCTTGGGATACCTAAAACTTCGAGGCTTGTTCGCTGCCCAGCTCTGACGCATTTGATGCCAGAAAAATGCAGTGCCAACTGGTGTGTTCTTGAGATTGGCAGGAGCAGCAGGCCAAAGGTGCTTGGGCAACTGTGTGGCAGTGTGTGACGCATTGTATGCGTTGACATTGGCGCGATGCACCTGTTCCCAATAAGGACCCTTGGCATCAAAGTTTGCGTCAAACAAGTCAATGCATATACCAGCCATTTCTTCAATTTCTGCATCACTATAGGTGATGTTTTCTTGCTCGCACATGTTTAGGAATTCTATGATGATAGGAATTTCCTTGGAGTTGATAGGTCTTTGCTGACTGGCTACAACAAAAGCACCGTACACACAGAACTGCCTAACCACGTCAACACTGGCAGCATACAACTCGTTCAAACGACTGATGGCACCCACTTGGTCGGTGTCATTGAATTTTTCTGCTGTGACAAACAAACCGGCTCTAGCGATGTGTTGTTGTTTTTGCCAAGCAGCCACCCATTCAGGATCGGTGGCGCCATCTACTTCTACACCATAAACCATTTGCGCAAAAATATCAATGATGTCCAAGGGCTTTTTGCCTGCGTTTTTGCCCACAGTGGTGTTGAGGCTAATAAACAGTTGGCGCAGGTCTGCGCGACTGGTTATGTCATAGATGTTGGCAGGAAACTTCACATCCTTGATGTTCAAACCAAAAAAGTTTTCCACTATCAGCATCAAGGCCAGAGCAGTGTGCTGGCTATCCCAAGCACCCCACTTGCCGTTGGGAGTGCGAAATACCTGTATGGGCTGAGCCATGAACGCACGGAAGTTAGAGATAATGTGCAGAATCCATTTGAGGTTAGGCTCACGTTGCATTGTGGTATCAATCATGATATCACCGGCGTCGATTTCTTGAGCAGCACACAATTTAAACTGTGTGCGATCAAAGAAATCTTTCAACTTAGGATGACTGCGTTTGAAGTCTTTTAGGGCCTTGGCCAATCCAGCATGCCAATTACGCTGAGCCTGCGGTGGCAGTGCGGCGATTGTGTCGTGCAGACGCTGTTTGAGGTCAACAAGATGAGATTGGGTGTTATGAAAACGCGAGTTACGCTGATCTGCGTAGGTAGATGTGGCAGTTGCCATTGCTTTCTCCATATTAGTAACCGTTACAATCATTGGCCCTATGCCTAGATTGTTTTTTGGTTAGCTTTGTGTTACATCAATTACTATACAGCAAAAATCTTTATTGGACGACTGATATTTTACCGATTTTATCCCGTACTGAGCACTCGAACCGCAACCTGTTGATGTCGGCTCACACGGCCGATATACTGGTATTTGACATCGTAATTTCTACAGAATTCTTTCCAGGCTGCGAATTCATCTTGTTGCCATCCGGGATAGTTGAGATATTCGTCAAATATGATCACAGTGCCCGGAACAATGTTTTCCCGTAGTTCGGTCAATACCGTTTTGGTACTGGAGTAGAGATCGCAGTCCACATGCAGCAACAACAGCGGAGTATTGGTGTAACTGGCTTTCCACTTTGGCAAGGTTTCATTAAACCAGCCCACATGCAAATAGGTGTTGTCTCTTACTCTAGGCAGATTGTCTCTTTTGAAAAATCCTCGAGGCATACGACTGGTCCAGTCTTCGGGTAATCCTTCAAAGCTGTCAAACCCATGAATAAATTTATTTGGCAGCAGTCTTGCAAATTGGTTTAGTGTGCGACCTGTAGCAACACCGAACTCTAGTACCATGCCACGCGGTATGAGATTGGAATCAAGTTGCGTTTTGACCACCCAATCGTGTAAGTCATAGTCGCAGCTGAAGTTAGGAACTGTGCGCATGTGAAGCTGTACATACCTAGCAGATTCTTCTGAGGCCTGCCGTAGTGCAGTGAACTCAGTGTCAATCACATCAGTGTACTGACCTGTGAGTCTACGTTGAAACCAATTGGGTTGAGGATAACGCCACCATTGGCGCACACGGTCATAAAGTCTGTGTAAATTCATAGTTTGCCTTCTTGATCTAGTAATCGATCTAATGTGCTTTGTGGTACTATTGCCGATGTTACAGGTTGATGCTTGACCCAGGTACTGATAATACTTTCTACATCATCGGGATGACTACGCTGGCTGCGTATTACCACTGGACTAGAATTCACTCTTGTGACCAATGCAGCACAGGGCTTGCCATCAACCAATAACATACGTACTTGGTTTTCAAACACTAGTTCGTGTGTGCGTTCGCCAGTGCGTTCCCATTTCATAATATTTGATTTAACTCCATTTCATTGTGAAACCCAATCTGTCGGTGTCGCTGTCAAAATAAAAAATATAACGACCCGGATGAGTTTGAGTAGCACTTTCTACCATTTGCCAACGCCAGTCGTCTTTGGTTTGTTCTCTGCACCAAGACAACGCCATGTCTAATCGACCAAAAGGCAGCTGGACTTCTATTGCATAATTGAATCCACGACCTCGACGAGTGTGATCATTGAATCCCCAATGCCATGGATCATCAGTTGGCCAAAGACTATGTTTCCAGGTATGTGTCACGAATGTATGACTCTATAGATGCATCACTTATGACATTATATAGTAACAAGTTGTCCCATACGTCAAAATACTCACAGAAGCTTTGTCCCTGTGTGAGCCCGCGACAATGATCGAACACACGATGTTTGCGCCATGTATCATAGTCTTGTTGACTGATTAATTGCGCAGGCCTAGTGTTAGCTGAAAGATCAAACCAGGTTCTAGGCTTCATGTTAGGTCCAAAGGCTTTGACGAATCTTGATTAATCGTATCATCATGTCTGTATCCTCCTGTTCGTACTGTGCTTCAAGTTCCGTGATTTTGTCAAGCATAGGCTGTGTGTCTATTTTTTCAACGTTGGGATTGTCATCATCTTCGTCAAAGAAAAGACTGCCTTTCTCACGCTTTCGCTCACAGTACTCACTCCAACCACTTACTTCGTAAGGATCAGGACGCTTTGGATAGACTTCCTTCCACCAAGTATAAAGTTCTAGAATTTCCTTGGCCTTTTCAGCCTGTTGACTTGGTTTGTGTCTGTCAGGATGTTCATCGTCTAGCCAATCATTAGTAAGACTCATTTGCCATTTAAGGTTGTCAATACCCGACTCGGGGCTACGCCAGCTGCGCCAACGAAACCATCCAGTGGCCCAGAATGGGGCCTGATACTTTCTACGCTCTTCGGAACCGCTCCAGGCAATGTTCCACCAAGCCAGCTCAATCTCAACAAAGTCCACAAGTTCGTTGAAAAGACAAGGCAGAAAACGGTTGCCCACATCGCACCAAGTACCAGGCTTGATGTCCCTAGGATGAGCAGTAAGAGCATGGGTGCGGGTAACGAATCGATTGTTGATATAATATTTGAGAGCATAGAGTTGGTCCGTGGGCCAATAGAAAAACTTTTGTAGGTGGTCCAGGCCTTCATCGGCCAACCAATAGCGAATAGGATGTAGTGCCTGCGCTTGACGGTGCCAACGAGCCCACCCACTTGATGTTTCGGCTGTGGGTTTGGCTGTTCCTCTTAGCCAATCAGCAAATTTTGAGCAAGTCCAGTAATGGTTCCTCATTTGGAATCCTTGTGTGTTAGATAGTGATCTTTGCCGCTGGGATGATCAAACCAAGGGCCACGTTTTTCAGCAGACATTTTGGTATAATACTCACGTTTGTTCAACCGCCAGCTTTCGTGAATCGTAGTAGTAGTTGGTATTTTACACTGATCTAAAAATTTCTGCAACGATATTGCATAATCTAGATCTTGACGACCCTTGAGCCAAAACAAGTGATCAAAATTGTGTTGAAGTATGTCTGCGCTGGCTGCTCTAAACTCCAAAAAACCATTTGGTTGATTAGACAAGGTTTCTAGTACACTCACAATCTTGTGCATTCTAGTGGCAATGTCTGTTTCCTGATCATAGCTTTCATCAATCAATGATCCAAAAGTCTTAAAACCAAGTTTGTGCATGTAAGCAAGAGTGCCAGCGCCAGCAAAACACAAAAAAGGCATCTGTGCCAGGATCGGTCTTACGGTTTTTTCACTGATCAAACTTTCAACTACAAAGGCCTCTAGCACCAGTTCGCAGGCAAATTCACTATAGTATCGACTTATTGCCCCTTCTTCATAGTAGATGTGATCGTCCCTACTGAGTCTACGAGGCATGATGTCAGCAAAGGGTTCTTGACTTTGAAGCCTAGATGCCATGTCAGCACTGCCTTGATGCCCATGATAAATCACAAAGTTGTTGGCCAGCAGACCTTTATCATCTGCTAGATTTAAAATCTGTTGACGGTATGATCTATAACCGTTGACCATGGCAAAAAACTGATTTTTCCTTACATTGGGAAACTGTAGACGCGGGGCTACCAAGCCACCAATGTCTAGTGCGTACCACCATGAACTCAAGATTGGTATTTCTTGATGTTGTGGAGTGGAATCATCACACAGTCTCCAAATACGTGGATGTTCAAACAAAGGCATCAACACTTGATATTCTGGGCTAACTTGGCCCATACAACGCCAACAACTGCTGTTCATGATGTCGTTGCCAATAACGATCCAATTTTTATCAGCATAATCAATTACAGGTTGCACCCCATAATCTCTCACGTATCTTGCTATAAAACGCGGCTCTGCCATGAGCAAGCAGTCTCTATGATCTGGAAGCTCTTGACGTTGGGTCACAGGATTCCAGATGTCCAAAAACTCATGATCGTGTTCCAGAAGATCTAGAGCTCGACTAAAACGTTGAGCAGCTTCTGGTTGCAGCACATATATCATTTGGTTTCTTTAGTAGGAAAGAGTTCTTTGAATTTTTTGATTACCTCAGGATCACCACCCATGATGCCCAACACCATGTCATGTGGCACACGATCTTGAAAATCCTGTGAAGTGCGTCCTTGAAACAAGAACTTGTCGGTGCCATGTTCCCAAACATACAGCATATCGCCGTGTTGTTCGATAGTGACTTTTTTATAGATCTTTTGTATTTTTTCTATGTCACTTTGCAGATTATCTATTTCTCGTTGAAACTTTTGTTCTGCATGTCGCCTGAACAATTGTCCAAACCCATACATCAAGGCCATCAACAACAGGATATCAAACAAACTCATATGGTCTCCAGGCAAACGATCAACTACTTAGCATTATACGGTTATTGCAATTTTTGGCCAAACAAAAAGGGCCCGTTAGGCCCTTGATGTCAACCTATGGTTGTGTTAGGCAAGGCCCAAAGCAATAGCCTTGTAGCCAGCTGCTACCAGACGACGGCTAGGCTTACCAAGTACGTATTCGGTAACACGCACGCCATTGCCAGCAGTGCGCTGGTTGGTGTACACAGCAAATCCGTGCTGACGGATACGACTTACTTCGGCAGCCAGATTGCCGATGCCCATTTTACGGGCTTTGCTTTCAGTCACAGCTTCACCAGCTTGTAGAGCCTGGAACACACGGTAGGTTTTTGTTTCGGGATTGATCAATTTCACTTTGTTTACCTTTCTAAAGAATGTCTGCTGACGCAGTATGTGCATAATACACAACTGCAAGGCACAAAGCAACAAGATTGATCAAGAAATTTTGCCGATATTACAACTTTTGAGCTTCTTCAATGTGTCTACAGCGCCCACGAAACTCAAAACCCTTGCATTGGCAATGCCAGCCTGTTGTGGATCTGGTAACAGTGTATGACGAACCTTTGCTGCCTGCAATGGTATAGGTCTTGGTAGTGGTATTGACAGTTTGGGTACCGCCCGAAGTAATACGTAGGTTGCGAATGTTGGCAACATTGATCACACGTACTGGCCATTGTTCATCGCCGCTTATGCAGAATTCACGATCGGTAAGCCAGCGATAACTGGGCAGCACTTCACCTGCAAAACTCCTGGTTCCCGGCCTCGGTGGAATCATATTTGGACCAATATGATCCACAAGGTCAAATTCCACTACACTGCCGGGAGTAGGTATTTGAACAGCGGTCATCTTACATGCTCCAATAGGATTCGGAACTAGGCGAGCAGAAGTAGGGAGTGTCGTAACGCTCTTGGTACTCTTTGCCCGACATCATATTAGTTTTAGTTTTGTAGGTTTCAAACAACATAGGAACGTAGCCTGCCTTTGTGTAGTCACACACTACAACATCAATAAAATCTTTTGTAACAGGATCAAAGTCTATAACGTCTACAAAACGCAGACCTGCTTTGTTGCGACCGTAGCGTTCGTCTTTTTTGATACGCTTGTCTTTTTTGTAAATCTCGATAGTGTATGCGGTAAGCTTGGACATCGTATGCTCCTTATTAGTTACTATACCAATATTGTAGCAAAACGGATATTTTTGGTCAACCTTTAGAACTCTGCTGTGATATGCCCAGTTGCTGATTTCTTAACATATACTTTAGTAACTTCTACTTCGCCAGTGCCTGATTCATCAAAATACTGTACAGAATAGCAAAAGTCGCCGCCGTTGGTAATGCCCAAAAACTTAACAGATTCAAAACTAATGCCCATGTAGCCGCTGCGGGCGAGAATGTTAGCAAGATCGTAACGATCAAGTGTTGCATATTTGTTAAGTTCTGCGGCTAGTATCATTTGAGCTCCTTGCAATTCAATATACCCAAATTATAGGCACTTTTCCAATAATGGTCAACCGGAGTCTATAAGTACCTCATGCGATGTCAATTCTTAAAACACGGGCTGGCCATTGACTACAATAGGCTGCTGCGCCCTTGCTGTAGCTTCCACGGCGATCAGACCTGGCGTGATCAAAACCAATTACACCAAACGGATCTTGTGACCTGGCACTCTAA